GAGGTCGCTAGAATTAAAACCTGCGGAACAATAGCCTACGTGGAGGTCTGAGATGACGTCTACCGTTATTGGAGTAATCATGCTCACAGTCGTTACAATAATTTTAATCATGAACGAGGTCTAAAATGAAATCACTGGTAATCGGTCTGCTGTTGGTGCTTACGTTATGTTCACAAGCGTTCTGTCTGCCAGGCGGTCAGACTTCTGCTGGCACGAATGGTGGTGGTATAAGTATGGTGCAGGGCACTGTGCCTGACCCGGCAAAGAGCCAGGTTACATCAGCAATGACCGGCACGGTGGTTTTTTATTTTCCTGTTGCCGGTGCAACTGGTCAGGTGAATATTGCCGGTTGGTATAATATTCACCTATATTCTGTCGCAGATACCACGTATTATTACAACTCGGACACCACTAAAACATTCATCTGTCCTGCCACTCTATTCTGTGATATTTTCGTGGCGCAACCCAATGTCCTATCGGTGACTGTTGTTTTTGGTGCTGGTGCCAACTACGTTCAAGGGATGTAAATAACTAAAACGCGAGGTATAAAATGAAAAACATACTGACAGCCGGTAAGGTGGTAAAACCTAAAGTCAAGAAGAAAACCAAGAAGCCTGCCATCAAGAAAGCCGTCGCCAAGCAACCCAAAGGTGACGGCAAATTACCTAACTGGATGTAGAAAGGGAGGAATAATGAAGACAACGCTGTTCAAGAAGGACTGTGATCCATACATAGTAACCAGTAAAGAGTCCCTGGAGTTCCATTTGAATCAGGGATGGGTGGAAAATGAAGAGGACCTTACTCGTGATGCGCCTGTCATTCCACCGACCAAACCGTATAATGTGCTGGACACACCGCAAGCGCCTGTACCAGACGCCACGAACGCCGAGATTCAAAGCCTGACTGAAGCACTTGCAGCTAAAGATCAGGTTATCGCCGACATGCAGGCAGATTTCGAGGAAGTTATCGCCGGTCTGAATGAATCTATCTCAAAGCTGAAGGGTGACGAGGTGCCTGACACCGGTTTCGGCCTGCCCCTCGCACCTGCACCTGCACCTGCACCTGCACCCAAAGACCCATCTGACACATGGATACAGCCATCAGAAGGACCGACCAATCAGCAGCTGCGTGATCAACTCGACGCTGCTGGTATTAAACACACGCCACGAGACAATAAAGCGTCGTTGCTGGCGTTGGTGGCTTCTATTCCGGCTAAGGAGTAACATATCATGCTCGTTCAAGACATTTTCGTAGCATCAATGGAAGTCATAGGGGCAACGAGTCTTGACGAGACACCGGAACAGTCAGAGCTACAGAAATGTATGCGACATTGTAATCTGATGCTTAATTCTTGGTCTGGTCGCCGTCTGATGTTGGCGGCGACCATCCAAGAGGCCTTCCCGCTGGTAGCCAATCAGCGTGTCTACACCATCGGTACAGGTGGTAATTTCAACACTGGTAAGCCAATTAAAATTGAAAGTGCGTTTATCAGAGACAGCGCACTGGTCAATTATCCAGTATACATACTGGATGAAGATATTTACGATTCGATTTCCGACAACATGATTTCAACCGATAGACCTGACGCAATTTATTACACACCCGGTCTGACTCAGCAAACCAGTCATCTCGGTCAGATTTCCTGCTATCCAATACCTGACGCTGTTTATACACTGTTCCTGAACAGTCAAAAATATCTGACGCAATTTGTCAATCTCACCGATGTTGTAACATTCCAGCCTATTTACTACGATGCAATCGTGCAAAATCTGGCGTGCAAAATCTGGCGTGTCATGGGTCGGAAGGGGCCAATACCCGCCGACTTGCTGAAAGACGCACGTATTGCCATGCAGACCGTAGAAAATATCAACCACGAAATACCGGTGTGCCGTATCGACATACCAGGTACAGGCGAACAGACGGGTAACGATATTCTATCCGGCGACTGGATGTCATAATGAGCAGACTCCCGTTTATTCCATCGTCGTATTCTGGCCGATCCACCGCGTTCGAGTCTCAGCGATACGTAAATCTGTATCCTGAACTTGCCACCGCGCCGAACGAAAAAGGCGTCGGGATGCTCATCGGTGCTCCTGGCAAGCGCCTGTTCTCATCAGGTCTGTCGTCACCTGTCCGTGGGGCCGTTACCCTTGCAGGCGTACTGTACGCTGTCGAGAGCAACAAACTGGTGTCGATTGATACAACAGGTGTACATACGATACTCGGAACGCTCACCACGTCAGCAGGCCGCGTGAGTATGGCTGAGAACGGTCTGCTGTCCAACGGCATCGGCGGCAATCAGATAATGATTGTGGATGGTGCACACGGTTACATCTATAACGTTCTGACAGGCGTGTTCACTCAGCAGGCTGATATACCGGCAGTGCAGGCTGCTGCTTTACCCGCTATATCGACATCACCTGTCGGGGCAATTACAATAACAGCCCCTGGATCGGGATACGATATTGCGACACCGCCGACGGCGACCATTACCGACGCGACAGGAGTAGGTGCAGTTCTACAAGTCAATTTAGGTTATTCACTTGCGCCTGTTGTTGCTGGTACATACAGCGAGGCTCTGACAGGAACTCCGGTTGTTAATATATCTGACCCGACAGGCACTGGTGCGGTTATCACCCCGACAGTGGTCGGTGGTCTTCTGGTCGGGTTTGTCGTTACGGCTGTTGGGTCAGGATACACCGCGCCCGTACTCACGGTGACAAATGCTACGGCTGACATGACAGCCAGTCTAGACACTACTGCCGGTTCGATTATCAGCATAGACGTTACGAATGGTGGGTCAAATTACACAGCACCACTCGTGGTAATAAGCAGCGGTACGGCTACGGCTACGGCGGCAGTTTCAGTAAAAACGCTTACGGCAATCAATCTGATAAACGGTGGCTCCGGCTATATAAGTCAACCAATTGTTACAATAACAGGAACAGGTGGTAATGCGACAGCCACCGCAACCGCTGTTGATGGTGTCGTCACGGCGATAACTATTACTGGTGGTAGTCCTGATTATACAGATAATCCTACAGTAACGATTAGCACACCCGAAGGAAGCTCATTCACTCTCACGCCGCAACATGTCGAATATGTCGACGGCTATTTCATTGTGACTGATGGCACGATGAACGCTTTTGCTTCCGAACTGTATAATGGTTTACTGTGGAACGCCATTGCAACAACACCCATTCAGGCAGTATCCGATAGCGTGTCGAATCTGCTGAATCTGCACGAACAATTATTCTTCATTAAACAGTACACAACTGAAGTATTTTATAACAATGCTACACCAACCGCTCTTGGTTTCCCATTCTCCAGAATGCAGGGAGCAGTAATTGACTATGGTACACCCGCCCCCTGGTCGGTGGCACGAGGTAATAATTCGGCGTTCTTCTTAGCAAACGAGCGGGATGGCGAAAACCCGTGCTTCGTCGGCGTGGTGGAATTGAACGGTTATACGCCGACACCAATTACGCCGCAATCGATAGTCTACAAAATGTCGCAATCAACCGACCTGACGCAGTGTTTCGGTTTCTGTTACAGCGATGAGGGACATACTTTCTACCAGATAACAAATCCTGTAGACGATTGGACTTTTGTATATGACACAACAAGTCAGATGTGGCATGAGCGGTCTACCAATAACCTTATAGACAATGACGTTCACAGGGACAGGGCTAATTGCTACGTGCGGTTCAATAACATGCATCTTGTAGGTGACATTCACACTGGCAATATCTATGAGTTAAGCAGCAAGTTCCATACTGACGCGGGTTTGCCCATTACGAGCATCCAGACAACACAACATCTGAACGACAGAGAGTCACTTGACGATATTTTCATTGACGAACTACAGATAGATATTGAGTCGGGTGTTGGTCGAAGTGACGTAATTTCACCAGCAACAGCTTATTCGGCAATTGCTGGTGGCGGTGTCACTGGTATTAATTTAACTTACGCGGGTGCTGACTACACGACTGCCCCGGCTATTATTTTTCAAGCAGTAGATGGTAACGGGTCAGGAGCAGCAGCAGTTGCCGGTGTGTTGCATGGTTCAATATTCAGCATAACCATAACCAATGCCGGGTCAGGCTACACGACAGCGCCGAAAGTTATTTTCGCCATACAGGAAATCGAGCCAGTCGCCGGATTATCGCGCAGTAAAGACGGTGGCAAGACGTGGGGTCCAGAATCTACCCGCTCAATGGGCAAAATAGGGGAGTACCGCAAGCGAGTTCTCTGGAGATCGGTGGGGCGAAGCAAAGATGTGGTGTTCAAACTACGTATCAGTAGTCCGGTTAAACGGATTATAATGGGGTGGTACGTCGAGGGGAGTAAGTAATGAGAGTGACCAGAAGTCTATGTAACACCTGTTACAAGGAGGTTCAGGCGGTCGTTTGTAGCGATGGAGGGCAGGCGATAATTGCAAAGAGTTGTCCTGACCACGGCATGACTGTCGGTCTGCTGGAGTCCGACTCGTCGTTTTTCCAGCACTGTGAACAAAACCCTGACCAGATTTACGCTGGACACCTGGTCGATGTGACGACCCGATGCAACATTAACTGCAAATACTGCTTTTATGAGAGAGGTCAGTCAGACATACCGGTGGAAACCATACTGGAAAATTGCCGTCAGGCACCTGGACCGTATATCCTGACCGGCGGCGAGCCGACGCTGCATCCTGAAATATTCGCGATAATTGATCGAGTGCAGCAGATCGGCCCTGCGTACATGCTGACCAACGGTTACGGTCTGGAAGACAGCGGGTTAGGATTCAGAGAGTATCTTAACCGCCTTACCGACCATACCGGCGTCGTACAGATCGGTTTGTCGTATCATAAGGAAGCTCGCTGGTTTCCGGCAGTAATCGCTAATATAGTGTCACACCGCGTCAAGTTCGACACTATTTTCTTCGTGATTGACAGTCTTGAAGAACTGCCTGCTGTCGTCACCCTTGCTGAAGATTATCACGAGTTGTTCAGTGTGGTGCGAATCAAAATAGCATCTAAAGTGTGGAACGAGCGCAATAACGCCGACATCTTCGTATCGGATGTCATCAAGTGGTTCGGCAATCATCCAGGTGAGCTGGTACTTGCACCGTCAGGCAAGATATCGTATTACCGTCTGACGTTTAACGGTGTACGATATGCAATAATCAAGTGGTATAACATCGACAATATTGACTTGAACGACGTAGACATGCCACCGACCTACACGACGAAGGATGGGCGCATAATGGATTTCGTGAAAGCGATGATAGTTAATGAGTCGATATGATAACCAGACTCGCCCGCGAGACAGACATACCACGGATAGCTGCCGTCAGTCGGGCGTATTACGATGAAATAGCATTCGGCCCACTGGTGGGCATATTCGAGGAAGAACATGCCGCCGACATGCTTGCTGCCTGTAACGGACCAGACAGTGTACTGATAGTCACACAGGCGCATGGTAAAATAATTGGAGTGATTTACGCAATTATATTGCGAACCACATTTTATCAGCGTAAAATTGCGGTCGCACAGGAGATAATTCTCCATACGGACCCTGAGCTGAGTCCATTTCGCCGGATAAAGATAATGTCGGAACTGGTAGCACTTGCGGATAAACACCTGAGAGAAAAGGGGGCAATTCTTTCGGCAATGGGAACACGATTAAAAGCCGGGGCAACAGGTCGTCTGCTGGAAAAACAGGGTTACACAGCAACCGGGTTACAGTGGCACAAGGAGTTGTGATATGAAAAACTGGATACGACGAATATTGCTGGCTCCGTTTTGGGTTATGATGGGTGATGTCTCGTGGATCGGTGCCATAGCGTCGGCAAAAGAATCGCGAGCAGCGTCAGACAAGGCCACCAATGCCAATACACTTGCTGCCACCAATGCCAACGCTTTACAGCAGCGAGAACTCGACTTGCAGAGAGAAGCACAGGCTCCGTGGGTTGCTGCTGGCACGAGTGCGGTTAATCAATTGTCTTCCGGTATGTCACAAGGCGGTCAGTTTTCCACCGTGCCGACGTTTCAATTTAATCCAGCACAAGTGCAGCAAGACCCCGGCTACGCATTCCGAACACAGCAAGGCGTGAACGCGCTTACCGCTGCTGGTTCTGCCGCTGGTAATCTTGGTTCAGGCAATCTTGGCACGGCACTGGTTAATTACGGCCAACAGGCAGGTAGTCAGGAGTACGGTGCTGCATACAACCGCATATATCAGCAACAACTCGATGAGTATAACTCGCAACTCAATAATCAAAACACTATATTCAACCGCCTGTCAGGTATCGCTGGCACAGGTCAGACAGCCAGTAACCAGTTGGGTTCCTATGGTCTGGCGACAGCAACGAACATGGGTAATAACTTACTGAGTTCTGCTGTAAACTCAGGTATTATGGGAACAAACGCCGCTACACAGATCGGGAACAACATACAGTCGGGGTTCAGTAACGCAAGTAACAGCGTCAACAATCAGCTCATGAGTGGGTTGAAGACTTATAACTATAATAATGCGTTACAACAGCAACAGGCAAATAATTACGGTTTCGGCGATGCGTATTCCAACAGCAATGGGTATGGTGGTGTCACAGGTGGTTCGTATGCTGGCACCGACATGTACGCTGGCGACTTGTACTAAAGAGGTGACACAATGTCTGAAATGACTTCTTGGAACGTACTTCAGGGTGGAGTTGCCGGTCAGCAGGAAGGTGAACGCAGGCAGATTTTTGCCTCAGAAATGCCTGTCTATGCGACTCAAAATCGTCTGGCGTATATGAAAAATCAAGACGCTTTGCGTATGCTGGAAGTCAATAAAATGATCGACAGTGACGTGGGACGTAATCTACTCGTTCAACAGCAGCCGCAGCAGCCCGTTGCCACTCAACCACAACCAGCACCCACCCAACCACAGCCAGCACCCATACAGAATAACCTCGTACCACCGCCTGTCCCTGGCGGAATGTACGGTCAGGTTGCTAATATGGCAACTACACCTCCAGCAGGCGCTCAGCCTATGGGAACGCCTGCCGCGCAACCACAACCACCCACCGACGAGCAGATGCTTCAGACACAAATGCAGTCGTATAAAGGCCTCCGTGAGAGTGGCAAGATTGACGACGCCGAGTACAGCAGACTTATGACTGGTGCAATGGCACAGAGCGACGGCATAAAAATCAAGCGGTCTACAGAACAGCTCGGTATGCTGAAAGTTGCCGTGGAACAGGGTAAACTCAACAAAGAACAGCAGTTAGAGCTTACTTCCATGATTGAACCAATTGCCAGAGCACAGACCCCGTTGACTCAGAAATACGAGGCAATGGTGGCGTCAGGCATACCGGAACAGCAGGCAATCGAGACTCTTCAGCCGATGTACTCGCAGATGATCCAGGATATGGGTCAGATACCGGGACTTGCAAAAGCTGCCGAAACAGCGCCTAAACGGTTTAGTCCGTTGTTGGCGTACAGTATGGCTGATACATTTAAGGCGTTAGAGGAACAAAAACTGACGGCCACCAAAGAAGACGCGAAACTCAACGAGCTTACCCGATCAGGTATGATTACACCCGGCGGTAAGATGATCTTCACCAATAAAAGAGGCGAAAAGTTCGTAGACGGTCAGCCTTACCACGGACGAGATGTCAAGCCAAGTGTGAAAAACGGTGGCGGATCGTCAGCAGGAATACCGTCTGAAGGTAAGGTGATGGGTGCTCTGAATAAGGGCAAACCGAGTGACGCTGTAGAGTTCGCCGCTCAGTATCTAGCATTTTACGGTAAATTACCTCCTGGCATGGGTCGCAGTAAGGGTGGCGATAACGTTAGAGAAAAGGCGTTCGCCCGCGTGTCTGAAATAGCCAGGGACGCCGGTATGACGCTGCCGGAGCTATTTGCTGCCGGAGCCGACGTGAAAGCCAATGTAGCAGCAATGAGCAAGCAGAAAGGCCTGATAGCGAATCTGGAAGGCAGCGAACTACAAGCACAGAAGAACCTTACCCGGCTACACGGATTATTCAAGCAGCTCGGTAATGGCACTGTGCCAATGTTAAACGGTGTAGTCAATCGGATGAAAAAGGGTATGGGCGCGCCAGCACCAGGAACCGCCGAGGCAGTAGCTTACGAGACAATGATCGAATATACCCGTGTGGTCACACGGCAGACGACCGGCGCGGCTCCTACAGATTCGGCCATGAAGAACACAAACGACCTGATCAGCGTACTCAAAGATAACCCTGCAATGATCGATCAGAAGTTTACGCAGTTCCGTGGTTTGATGAAAGACTCTCTCAATTCGCAAAAAGAAGTGTATGAGGAGATGAGGCAGCATCTCGGAAAGGGTGTTGCTGCACCACAGGCGTCACCTGCACCCAAACCCACAGGCAGTAAAATACCGGCAGGCGCACAGACCGGTAAGTATCACGGTGAACCGGCTTACACAACTGACGGTGGCAAATCGTTCTTCTCACAGGCAACGGGCAGGAGGCTATAAGTGGCTACTATCCCTGGTTGGGAACCTGATAAACCAGCAATTGCCGGATGGGAGCCTGACGAACCGGTGCTCAACACCATGTCGTCGCATTCACGCGGCAAACGTGTTCTACCGCCCAAAGGTGTCATGCAGCGAGTCAAGGAAGCGTTACCCTCCCGCAAGACAGTCGCTAGATACGCCCGACCGATACTCGAAGGTGCTGGTATGGTTGCCGGTGGCATTATCGGTGCAGCCGGTGGTAGCGCGGTGCCTGTACTCGGTACGGCTGCCGGTACTGTCGCTGGTTCAGCACTCGGTTACGGTATGGGTAGCCAGGCAACCGACATAATAGAAGGTCCGTCAGCCACTCAGGTCCGTCAGCCGTTTATACCCGGTGAATTATCCAATCCGAAATACCGACCACGCACAGCCGGTGAGGAAGTCGGCAATGTAGTCAATAAGTTGAAGACCGGTGCCGAAATAGAGATGGGTGGACAGATTGCCGGTAAGGTTGCTGGTCGTGTGGTAAATGGTCTGGTTGATGCAAGTCGAAAAGGTATGCCGCTACGTGCCAAGCGTACTCGACTTAGGGCGGCAGAAGAATACGACCAAGTGTATACACCAAGTGCAAAGTCTGCTGAAAAGAACAAACTCAGACAAGCGGAAACCGAAGCAGTTATGAATCGGATTGGCACAAAAGCACAGCCGACACCCGGTCAGACAACCGATAACTTCAACGCTCGTAAATTTGAGCAAGCAAGAGCGTCGAAAGATGTTTCAGTCGGTAACGAACCGTCATTTGGTGAATTGCTGATCGACAATGACGCCGTGATACGAAAAGACGCCACAAGTAACCTTAAAAATAAGTTAGGTCCTGGTGCACCGTTACCGTCAGTACAGTCACGAGACATAACCGGGTCAAACATCGTCAAGGCAATCAGCGATCAGAAAACAGCGGCTAAGGCTGCTCAAAAAGCAGTATGGGCGAAAGTGCCTGACTACCCGATACCTGCTGAAAATCTCTCACGTGTTGGGCGAGAAGTAAGAGGTAAAGCAATGCCTGCTGACTCTCGTAAAGTTGTAGACAGTATGCAGGATTATATCAACGAAGAACTAAGTAAGAATAATAACACACAAGGCTTACAGAGCGTCGAACGGTCATTGGGTAAGGCTATTAAAAAAGCGCATGGGGCCAACGACGCCGAGACAGCAGGTCACTTGGAAACCCTACGCAAAGCAGTGAGAGATGACTTTAACGCCATTGGTGAGGCAGCAGATCGTGGCGACATAATGGTGTCAGGCGGTAAGGTTATCATACCGTCACGGCTGAAGGCCGACATAGCTATGATCGACGAGCAGATTGCAGCACAGCAGGCAAGCGGCGGCACACCGGATAAAATGGCTCTGATGAAAGCCGTACAAGCGAAACAAGGGTCATTCATGCCGTCTACAGGCATGACGGATAAAGCGCATCTGGAGAAGCTGACCACTGAGTTTAAGAAATTCTATCCTGACGAACCGGTGCCGATGGTGGGTGGGGGTGTCGCTGACCCCAAACTGGAAGGTCTAACCACACGGCACACTGCCCTCCAGCAACAGCTTGACGCTGCCGAACCAGCAGACGACGTGGCAAAAGCCTACTCAGCAGCTAAGAAATACAGTCATGAAGAAGTGTTTAAGAAATATTACCGTGGGGCAGTGCAGGACGTTCTCGCACAAGGTAATCAAGCCAGCGGAAGGCGCGTGATTAATGAAAGCGTTGCGCCCCGCTTCTTGACTACGAGAACAGGTGCTAAAGACCTGTACCGGTCACTTATACCACCTAAAGGTACTCTTGACCCGGTTACAGGCGATGTGATGAATTTACCCGAGCGTATGTTGGTTGGTAGACAGAAAGCTGCCAGACAAGCAATGCCTGCTGTAATCGAAAAGATGATTAGTTCACCCGGTATTGTAGATACCAACACGGGTATTATGAATATACCAGGAGCCAGGGCGTTCCTAAGACAAAATGCTGATGTGTTGCATGAATTAGGTCTTACCAGTTCAGTCAAACAGGTGATCAAAGACCAGATTCCGCGTTCTATCGAAAATGCTCTGGAAGCAACTGGCAAGTTTGACGCTCTTGGTACGCCTGAAATGACAGCCATTCAGGCGTACAAGTTAATGCGTAAAATGGCACCAGCGATGAGAGAAACCTACGGCTTGAACTCTGAGGCGATGCAAGGTCTAAAGGATTACGCCGAGGCGCTGCGTATTATTGGTCGCAATAAAAATGTTTCAGCAGTTGGTGGTTCGACGACTATGGAAAAAGCAACCGGCGACACAGCAGTGGGTGTCGGCAAGAAATTAGTCCAGCTACTCTCCGTTATGAGTGGTCACGGTTGGACTTATAGCGCAACAGAGGGTCTTATAGGAAGTCTGTTCAAAGGCAGGTTAGCAGTACAGAGAGCACAGATTGATGCGCTGTTACGTGAGGCAGTATTCAATAAGGACGCTCGTGAAGCACTCATGAAAGTAGCCAAAGCGAAACCTGCCAATGTAGGTGCTGCCGCTCAGAAATATCTCACACCGTTTATCCGTCAGCTTGCCGTAACAGCTACTCAACCACCACAGGAGCAGTCTGATGCCAGCAGCACACCTTAAACCAGCGGTTCGAGTAGGTACTCGAATTTATCCTGGGGCTATCGACGAAAACCACGACCATATCAAGACTCGTCACGGCCTACACGTCCGTAATGATAACGCTCACGGCTTTATACCATCCGACAACGAGCGCATGTGGTTGTCCCGCTCCCAGGCGATGTCGTGGCTCAGACGGTTTGAACCTGACATTTACGCGAAAGTTCATCGTAAGGTTCCTGCTGAAGGTCTGCACTCGCATATCTACGCGGCTGCAAAGGGTATTGTTATGCGTATAACGGCGGAGGAACGAAAGCAGGGACTCACGCCACAGGACGTCACCGAGGAAACGCCACTCAGTCAGATTACTCTTGTGATGATCGATCATGGGTTGAATATATCCATAGCCGAGAAGCTAACCGAATCGTTTGAGCGTGTTCTGCTACTCGTGCCGAATATCGAAGCATACCCGAATACTGACCGCGACTGTATCGGTACCGGACTACCCGGCGTCGAACGGATTTATAGTTCATGGAGCGTGGAGGACGAAGGTAGAGCGACGTTCAAACAGTTTCTGGACGATAAACCCGACCCGCTTAAAACCTTATTCTTCTTCCCTGATGTCGGTTTCAGCGGTATGCAGTCACAGCTTCGTGCTGACGGCTTTAAAGTCTGCGGGTCAGGTGATGCCGACCGTTTGGAGCTGGATAAGTGGTTCTTCCAGCAGGAACTGAAAGCTGCTGGTCTGCCGGTCGCCAAGACTGAACGACTGGTCGGCACCAAGGCACTGAGTAAATACCTCGCAGACAAGCCGTCTGGCGAGTGTTTTATTAAAATATCCCATCATCGTGGTCTGATGGAAACGAAAAAATGGCTCGGTAGCTTCCTGTCGTCAGTCTGGTTGCACGACTTGGAATGCAGATTAGGACGACATACCGATTCGCAGGTATTCATTGTGCAGCATCGTATTGACTCGGTAGGAGAGATAGGAACTGATACCCTGAGTCTTGCCGGTAAGGTGCCTGATAATTCACTCTGTGGCTTAGAGATGAAGGATGCCGGATATCTCGGTAAGGTGTTTCCCGTACAGCCCGAAATCCTCCAACATGTGAACGAAGCGATGGAACCGATACTGGCAAAACTCGGTCTGGCAGGCCACTATTCGACTGAGGTGCGGTGCGTCAATAAGACGGAGGGTCATTACATCGACCCGACAATGCGAGTTCCTAGCCCACCCGGTGAGCTGATGGTGGAGGTTTATGAGATGCACTGCTATGCACAGGCGTTATGGGACTTGGCAAATGGCAGAATGCCGGTACTCACACCGCATCACACGTATTGCGCCGAGATAATTCTGACAAGCGGTTGGTTGGAAGATGATCACTGGTTGCCGATTGAATTTCCTGCTGAAGCGGCACGATATATTCGGCTGAAAAACCATTGCATTAAAGACGGAAAATACTATATAGTGCCAAACGGAAACGGCGGATTTTTCGGCGGTGCTATCGGATTCGGTAAGACTGCTGAAGAAGCCTGTGAGATGGCCGTTAAGTACGCCGAGATGGTACAAGGTGAGGACGTTAAGTACGAAGGCGATGTGATGGAGAAAGCGACTAAAGGAATCGACGCCATGAGTAAAATCGGGATAGAGTTCTAGTGTTCACTCGCATCAACATACAGATTATTCCACACGGCGATATGCGCGACCAGTCGCAATATGGCGATTATTTTATAGACCCCAATGGCTCCCTGCAAATCCGCGTGTCAGAATTTGCCGATCCTCGTGACGCCCGCAATATAGCAATCCACGAACTACTCGAAGCATGGCGCTGTGCTGAACGCGGCGTGCCGTTCGCTGACATAGACCAGTTCGACCTTGACCACGCTGATCATCCAGACCCCGGCTTACTGCCTGACGCCCCATACCACGCCGAACATCTGCTGTCAATGGCTGTCGAATACCTGATTGCACAGCAAGACGGTCGTTCGTTCGCTGAAGTCTATTCGCACACGCCGATAGGAGTCTGACATGCCCATCCTCTTCCTCGCACCGATGATTAATTTCTCCGTCTTCAACCCCACAGGTGCACCGCTTGTCGGCGGTAAAGTCTATACAGCTCAGCCAGGAACTGTTGCCGGTCCAGGACAGTCATACCCCAAAGCGACATACACCGACAGCACCGGCACCGTGGCAAACACCAATCCGGTTATACTCGACGGCAGTGGTAAGGCGTCTATCTGGCTGGATGCCGGTTACAGCATTGCCATTTACGACGCGGCAGGCGTGCTGGTGGAGTCTCAGGATAACGTCGGTGGGTCTGGTAGCGGCACAAGTAGCACGTCGTTCGCCGACGCGTCGTTCGCCACTGTGAACGAAACGATATTATCTGCAAACGATCCAGCAGCTGAAGAGATGTTGTTTATTAAAACCGACACCAGTGCCAATGAAGTCGTGATTACACCGACCACTGGTACAATACTCGGTCAGGCAGATTACAGTTTGACTACACAGAACGAGTCGGTACGTCTAGTACCTCACGCAGCACTCAACGATTGGAAGAAAGCGTAATGATTATCCAGCCACCACCAATAGTTGCACCGCTTGTGGAAGGCGACCTGAAGACGGTTGTAACCTCGTCAGTGTGGCGAATATGGTTTCAGAATCTGATAAGCGCCAACGACGCCAATATTGAAAGCGTGAACAATAAGATACCCCAAGCAGCTACTACAGTAACTGATGAAGCGTATGGTAACGCTGCTGTAGTAGGCACACTCACCACATATTCCCGCGAAGATCATCGTCATGCAATGCCAGCAAGTACAAAAGACAAGACAGCAGCAACAGGCATTCTTAAAGGTGATGGGACAGACGTAACAGCAGCAACAGCAAATACAGACTATCTACCAGTAGACGCCCCATCAGCCACCGGACCGTTTACTATGGTCGGTACGGCTCAGATAGGTGACAACGCCGGTAACAATACTGAAATAGAGTCGGATGGCACACTTAAATTTAACGGTGATGCCACTGTATGGGATGACATTCAATTTCAGATTAGTACCGGTAAAGTCCCGGCAGCAAACTTCCCTACATGGGAAGCATTCACTACAAACACCTCAGAATACTCCTTCACAGTGGACGATCATATTGCCCTTGGTGCGAATGAAATGGCGCATTGGTGGAAGGAAGGTACAGCCGCCCATGTTCACATGCATGTTGCCAACAAGACTGCGAACACGTCTGGTGCTGATAGGTTCGCCAAGTTCACCGTATATTTTGCATACGCCGGGATTGACACTGTATGGACAGAAACCAGCGTGACGGCTGAATTAACCATTCCAGATACTACGGCAGCACTCAATCACTTTAAACTTGATCTAGGATCAGTCGATATGACAGGGCTGACCATCGGCACTCAGGTAAAGATTGCGGTCAAGCGTATTGCTGCCACGGGTGGCACCGAGTATGCCGATAATACTTTCATAACTCAGATTGGTATACACGCTGAAGCTGATACTGTGGGCAGCAGACAAATAACGACAAAGTAATGGGAGTCTACCAATGACCGACAGCCAGGAAAATGAAGTAGACAAACTACGGGACATAATGGAGTCTCTGCCTGACGCGGCTGATCATGCTGGTAATGAGCGACGTGAATATAGTCTGACTAAAGGCGACGTACTGCTTATTTATCGAATAGCCAAGGTAGCAAACATACCTCATACTTGCCCGTTTGTTGATGAAGAACGGGAAACTTTGTCAAATGTTGCAAAAAACATCAACCGCACTCAAAAAATAGCGTCAGGGTTGGTTATCACGGGTATTGTTGCCGGTATCCTGTCAGGTATTGTCTACATGGTAAAAACAGCAATAATTAGCTGGATTAAAACCAATGGGGGTCATTAAAATGAATCGTCTTATTGTCGCGTTATTGTCGGTACTGGTAATCACTGGGTGTGGTTCACCTTCTCCTGCCGCCATATTAGTATTCAACCCAAACGGTACATACTCGTTACCACAGACGCAGACGCTTTCGGCTGCTGCTACTGACCCAGCTAACGCTGGTAAAACCATCGTGGTTACAACGGCGTTGACGGCCATTCAGTCAAATATCAGTAGTGCCACTGTTCATTCGTGGCCTTCTGATAGAACATTAGATGTTAAAACAGGCGGCAGCATAAACCCGACAACCAAATTCACCGGCCTGAAAGAAGCGCGGCCCGAATGGTTTGGGGCACTCCCCGATGGCTCAACAGATTGCGCCCCTGGTATGACAAAGGCGATTATTGCCGTCGCTGGTGGTGGGACTTTACGCCTGTCAGCAGGTACTTATCTGCTGGACTCGATCCAGGAGGGCACATACTACCTTGTCAAGAGCAAATCAGGGGCATCCGTAATAGGTGAAGGTGCGTCGTCAATCATCAGGGTTGGTGATGGTATACGCACGACTTCAACAGGGGTCGCCGTTCTGTACAACCACACAGAGCCGATTAGCGACGTTACCTACTCAAATTTTACCGTCGATTTTAACGGCGCAAACAATCTGTTTGTCACCGGCTACGGTATCAGCGCCAACGTGAACAGGATGGGGGCTAGTGCTGGCGGTAGCAACATTAATGTTTCCGGTATGACTTTTAAAAACGCTGGGGGGCACCATTCTTTATGGTTCGACGGTGGTTTTACTAACGTCAATATCACGAACAACATCTTCTCTGAATGCGGCCAAAGCATAGCTGGAAATGAGGTCACTGACCATTCTTCAATATACGCAGATAGTAACGGTCTAGTGATTACCAACAATCAGTTTACGAACTCCGGTCAGGATGAGGTAGCTACAGCTATTGAAATCCACGGGGGCAACATAACCTGTGCTGGCAACACCATTGCCAAATACAGCCATGGAATAAATGTTGCTGGCGACCAGGAGACGTCCAGCGGTATTACCATCACCGGCAATGTCATGAACTTTGTCACTCGCGGTGTGGTTATATGGGCGCAATCTGCGTACACAGTAAATGATCTGGTTATTTCTGGCAATCGAATCAGCGTTTACGATAATGAAGAGGCCGGGGTGTATCCTCCAGGCGGGGGTATCTTGTCTGTCGGTTATGATACGTCAACGGAAACCTCGTCAAACTGGACGATATCAGACAATGTTATTACCGCAGCGAACCATTACACAGGTGCTTTTGCTTGGCAGATAGTGGGCATAAACCCTTCGCCTATAAACGGACTGATTATTAAGGGTAACAATATTTCAGGGCTGAAGGGTGAGGGGATACGGCTTGAGGGGGCTTCAGGTAAGTACCATAACGGGGTTTTAATCGATAACAATATCGTATCCTCGTGCGGATTTACTTCTGCTGCTGGTCGCAATAATGGCGTTTTTCTGGCATCTCTCAACACGGTTGGAGTTACCACCGATTTAACAGTTAGCAGCAATACCATCATAGCAGGCCATTTCGGTACTGCTGACGATATGGATTATGGGATAAAATTTAACGGTCAGCAATTTAGCAATGTGATGGTAAGTGGCAACAACATAACAGGCGCGGTTACAGGTGATATTTACACAAGCGGCACGGCACAAACTACCGGGGTGTTTGACATTAACCATCGGTCTAAAACAGCGGGCAGTCCAATAGACCAGGTTATCGTCAGCACAGTAGGCGGTGTCTGGTACGATTCCGTGGCAAAGCGGCTATACAATGCCATATACACCGGGCCAAGTGGATCAGAGGTTGTATGGCGAAGCACAGAATATCTGCTCGCTGCACCAGCAGGTGGGAAACATTACACTGGTGATAGATGGATTCAGGCAAGTCCATCAGTTGGCAATCCGAAGGGTGGCTATTGCACTGTTACGGGGACGCCCGGGACGTGGGTTAATGACGCGAATCTGTAGGGGTGACTTATGCGAATGAGCGCGAACGGGCTGAAGAAGCTGATGGAGTGGGAAGAGGTAAGGTTGACCGCTTACCATGATTCTGCCGGTAAACTGAGCATTGGTGTCGGTCATCTCGTCCAACCGGGAGAGGATTTCAGCAAGGGGTTGACGACCGAACAGGCGCAAGACCTCCTGGCGGACGACATGGAACGTTTTGAGGCAGCAGTCAATAATAGGGTAAAAGTTCCACTAACCCAAAATCAATATGACGCGCTGGTGATATTCGCGTTTAATATTGGTGTTGCGGGTTTTCAAGGGAGCTCTGCTTTATCGGTCCTTAACAGCGGGGATTACTCCGCCGTACCAGCTCGCATGAGGTTGTGGAACAAGGAGACTAGAAAAGGCAAGCTCGTTGTCAGCAAGGGTCTTATCAACAGGCGAGAAAAAGAGATTAAACTATGGAATGCCACGGCTACTGCATAATCTGCGGGAGGTGCATCGATGACCGCGAAGGTTCACAGGAAATGCCTAAATTTCAATATACATTCCAACTGCTACAAGCTGACGAACTGCCCGGTCAAGCCATGGGATGATGCCTGTCAGCAGTACGGCTGTCAGCAGTATGGCTGCAAGAATGTACTGCCGTCATGAAGGCATATGCCCCCGTCGGCGGGACCACGGGATTACCCGCTGCAAGCCGGGAGAGTTACACTGTGATATGAGAACGACACTGGACCTGATAGAGCGGCACAGGCTATGGTTTGTAGATCATAAGAAAAATTACGACGAAATCACGCCGGGAGAGAGCGTATGACAACAAGAGTTTTTGACCGCATACCGCGCTTTGACGAGCGCAGCCGCAATTATCCGATCAGGGCGCTAATTACTGCCACCGTTCCCCGCTCGTATACATGGCGCTGCCCCATCAACCTTGACCAAGGGAGCGAGGGTGCTTGCACGGGCTTTGCGGTATCTCAGGAGGCGGCTGCAAGACCTGTTGTTGTCCCTGATATCACCAATGCCATAGCGAAACAGGTATACTACCGCGCCCGGCAGATAGACGAATGGCCGGGGGAGGATTACGATGGTAGCTCAGTTCTCGCCGCAATGAAAGCCGGTCAAGAACGCGGATGGTACAAAGAGTACCGATGGTGTTTTTCTGAGCCAGAGTTAGCCCTTGCAGTGAGCTACAAAGGACCGGCCGTCATTGGCGTGCACTGGTATGAAGGGATGTCAGACCCCGACAAGAACGGAATAATTCGGCCTACTGGTCGGATTCAAGGCGACCACTGCACCCTTGTCAACGGGCTGAATGTGCGCACCGACCTTTACAGGCTGCATAACTCATGGGGTATTGCATGGGGTATCAATGGCGAATGCTTCATCTCCCGCAAAGATATGGCGCTGCTGTTGAAACAGCAGGGTGAGGCGTGCATCCCGGTTGTCCGTATCAAGGGGGCGAGATGAAGATCAAATTAACCATAATGGCACTGCTGGTGATGAGCGCAAGTTTGGCCTGTGCTTTCGGGTTTGATTTCGGGTTTGACTTTGGTCGCAACCAGTGCGCACAAGAAGATCAAATCCCAATCATGGCTGTATTGCCTACTTCTAAAGCCTTTGGCAATAGAACGACAGGAACAACAATTTCACAACTGTTCTCAGTGTCGAACACAGGTAAAGGAACGATAACAGGCATCCAAGCGCAGATGTCCAGCGCGGGGCCTTTCCGCGTGTACTCGTCAAGCGGTACTACTGCACCGATGACCGCAAAAGTAGAATTCGCCCCAACTGCGACAGGGGCTTTTACCAATGCGGTGCTGTTTAGTTCCGACCAGTTCCCACCTGTGAGGGTGGCGGTTAGTGGGACGGGGGTGTCAGCTACGATTAGTATCACAGACAGTTTCACGGGTGCAAATCAGGCACTATCAGATTACAACGCAAATTGGGTGCAACCTAGTTATGGCGGGACAAGTAAAATATTGAGCAATCAAGTTGTTCAAAATACGTTCCCCGGTATGGCCTACCGTTCCGATTGGGCAAATGGGGCAAATCAGTGTGCGGAAATCAAGGCGTTAGATTCCAGAGGTAGCACATCAGGGCCGGTGGTCAGAATGTCTGATTCTGCGGCAGCTACGTTTTATCTGCTAAATATGGAAACGGGCGCATTAGTGCGGTATCTAAACGGTACTGCCGCTACATTGGAAGCAGACACGGCATTTGCAAACAATGACGTTGGCAAAATATGTGCCAACGGAACAACGATAAAAACCTACAAAAACGGCGTAGAGACAAATAGTGTTGTCGATACTAATATTGCAGATGGTTATCCAGGTATCAGGCAGGGGAGCAACAGCACCTACTCTAGATTCGACGATTTTGTGGCGGTGTCTCCATGAAATATTTATTGACCGCGTTTATTTTATTGACTCCGCTCATGTCTCATGCTGCTCCGTCTATCACGTTCAGCAATATATCAGGCGTGTCGCTGGTCTTAACTGGTACTGGATTTGGGGCAAAAACAACGCCAGCACCTATACGGTATGACGATTTTTCCAATTCGATAGTTGACGTAGATATGTCTACAGCAACAGGGGGCTGGTGGTCAAATGGGTTACAACCACTCACAGTTACCGATGCAAACCCCAGGGTAACAAACGGTAAAAGCGTTAATTCGCTTACAGCCAGTACATCTGGCAGCGGTTCACCAACATATCCGTTTATTGCTGGCGGCATGGCTTTTGTTAATGACGTAGGCTTTAAAACCACAAAGAAATTCTATCTTAATTATTGGTATTATTTTGATCCTGGGACAATGCCAGTGGGATTCCCTGATTCAGTAGGTACACCCTATTGGCAGATTAAATCATTACGATTGCTTACGGACAACCCTGTTGACGGGGGTTTTAACGGTGATGATTACCCATCTGTTTTTGTGGACTCTCAGAATTTCCGCCATAGTGGAGTTTCGACAGCCACAAACTATGTCGATATGAGAGGCTATCCAGCCGTTAATATTGCCAGTATGTATTTGGAAACACCTGTCACGCCTATGGTGTCGGCAGGGTGGTATAACATAGAGATACAGGGGCAAATGGATTCCAGTGTAGGGGCTGGCGATGCTTCTATTACATTTACATCGTCACGGCTAAATTTTAGCGGGGCTGTTGTATCTAATACCAAAACTAACTTTTCACTTATTAATGCGACAAATGCGAAAGGGAATGATTATTACGATGCTGTAAATATGCATAATTACATTGGCAATATACCGGCACCCCCTGCATACAATGCAGATAAAGCGGGTGGTTACTTATCAGGGTATACAGTTTCATACGGTGGGACTTATTACAGATGCATTTTAACCCACGATCCGGCACAAACTCCTACAACCGGAACTTACTGGGAAGCTGCCCCGTATGGCTATGAAATTTCCACAAATCTTCAATATGGGGATATTTACATTGATAACTCTTGGGCGAGGGTTGTAATTTGTGATAACGCAACATGGGCAAATAGGACGCATTGTGAAATACAACCAGCAACCGCTTGGGCTGATGGTGCCGTCACCAGCACGTATAATGCCGGTTCGTTTGTCAACGGCTCGACAGCATATATCTATGTTATTGACGGTGCTGGCACAGTATCAGCGGCAAGTGACCCCATCACAATCGACAACGGTCAGCCAGACACCACAGGCCCATCTGTCTCATCCTCCAAATCATCCGGCACCGCAATCAGCGCAAAATTCGCCCTGACTCTCACAGCATCCGACAACGTAGGGATTGCCAGTCAGTTTTATTGCACAGGTGCAACAACCTGCACGCCTGCCTTAACCTACGCAGCCCCGTTCACCGTCTACCCAGGGCAAACAGCCTGCTGGGATGCCAGTGACGCAGCTGGCAACCATACGACCGGCTGCGCGAGTTATCCGTGGCCGCGTGGGTGTAGGTGATGACGACAGGGCAAATAATCCATATGAGAAATATCCCCGGCACCGATGACGGCCGCGCTCTCGACTATCCTATGCCATGCCTCATGCCCGACGGTTCAATAGATATAGTCCCTGTTGATTTCGAGTGGGATGGCAACTCGACACCGTTTTTAGTGCGCCCAATCTTCCCGCGCCACAACCATCCGATAGCAAGTTGCCTGCATGATTACCGTTGCGGGAAAGCCCGGAACGATGAAGAAAGAAAGTTCGCAGATGAACAATTCAGGGAGGACGTTGGAACAACGAGCTGGTGGATTACAAAGCAAATCGGATATATCGGAGTCAGGATAGGCGCGTGGCTTGGAGTAGGCAGCAACTACTGAAGGAGGCACCATGAAATACTTAATGCTTGTTTTAATGCTCACAATGTTTGGCGGCTGCATGACCGTACCAGTAGAAGTTTTTAAATGCGGCACAGGCGACTTGACTATCAACATCGTGCTGGACAAGACCGTTGACACCATGCCGATTCAGGCGGATGGTAACACGGTCCCGATATCAGCAATGCCGTAAAATTGTGGTGCGGCGATACGGGCAGTACCTCCTTGACGTATCGCCGCTTTTTTACAAATCTTCCAGATGTTTAGTCAGACTGTGTGGCGCGTTGTCTTCAATAACGTATTCAGTCCAGTCAGATGCTGCTGACTTGATTGTTTCGATGCGTTCGTTCAGCTCGGTTATCTGTTCGTTCAGCTCGGTTATCTGATCGTTCAGCTCTTCCACCTGACCTTCCAGTTTCGGCACATCGTTGTCCAGTGCTGACTCCAATATCTCAATCACCCGCAACGCCTGTGCGTCAAATCCCAACGTGTGACGATACATTTCCAACCACTGTGTCGCTTCCTCTACGGTGGTTACTAGACAGACATCTCTATGACTCATACTAAACCCCTCCCTGTAATGGTTTTAACAGCTTTTCCGCCTCACTGATGTAATACTCGAAGTCAATATCCGTTCCGACTGCTTGCTGGATGTCGTTGCACTCGCTGACGTTCCGCCCCACGCAAATACCTATTCGGCGTTCGACTCCAGGCTTCTTAGCCAAGGGTGGCATTATTTTAACTAACGGGTCACCCGACCGAGATACGTAATAGCGAGTTATGTTCTGCACGATTCGACCGTCCAGTTCCAACCGACTGCTACGTGGTACTTTGGTTCTCAGCATGAAGTCGTGAATATTGTCGTGGTTGTAGATGAACGACCGCACCGGCTCACCGTGAATCAGTGCCGACTCAACGGCCATTGGTACAACCAGCGCCGAGTGGTCCTGGTGCCATTCAAGATCGCCGACACTGATATTAATTGCCGGTGGATTAAACACGCTGCGGTACGGTCCCTTGCGTTTGATCTTGCCGTCGGCATATCTACCGAGATAACCATTACAGTCCCTGATATGGACATGCTCGTAAACAACTTCTTCCAGCTGTAATCGAGTGAATCCTTCCCACCACTTGCAGACAGTGCCAACGTGTTCGTGAGCAGAACGTGGGACGCGTACCGTCAGACCGTCAGTGTTGGCTTGAATCATTTGCAGACCGGGTACACGCATTAACTGTTCGGCCAACATGCAGAGTAACAATTGGCCGTTAATCGTTATGAGCATGGTGTACTGCGTGTCGAGGAAGACTGAATATTTGTTATTCGAGTCGCCATAAACACCATTCAATGCCAGCTTCAGCATGGCGTTTTCCGGTGTGCCCTTCTTGTAAGTTTTCCGCTGTTCGTACACGTCTTTGTAAATACGGCAAAATAACTGACTATAATGTTGAGGATAGAAGTCGTTTGCTATGGCAATATTCGGGTAGTAGCTTGCAACATCCAAATCCAAGATTATATGTGTGTCATCACTGCTGACCGTCTGACTGGTCACACTGCCGTGCAGCCCACCGGCACCGAAGTTAAATTGAAATCCGTCAACAACACAATTAAGTGTTTTAACCCGCCTACTACCACCGACCTTGTGCTTTTCAAATTGTGAATATTGTGCCAGTTCTCCCAATTCATTTTCAGATATCTTTGTGAAAATACCCTTAATCTTCAGGTCGTCTGTCGCTTCTTTGTCCAGTTCTTCGACCTGTTTGCCGCCGATCACCTGTGCTTTAAACCAGTTTGCTACAGCGGTGAACTCCGGTCGCTGAAACTGCACGTAAGGCAGCACCACGTCAGCAAGCCGTATCTGCTGCCTGATAGTCTGGCGTGGACGCCGGGAGCCGCTGGAGCTGTCATAACACGCCCCCGGTGACGCCTCTTCCAGACGCATGATAAAATAATCTTTGCCGATCTTCGTGTCGTTGTGGTTAATGAAAGACCGACCGTATTTAGCCGACAGTTCCTCTCTGAACCGTATGGCGTCGATGCTGTACCAGTAGAACGCTTCAGTCTGTTCGACATCGTGCCAGTTGTACTGGATCAGCAATTCCATTTGTTCGCTGGTCAGTGTGCTGCCGGGTTTATACGGTAAATCCTGGATGCTATCAGACCGCATATTAAATTCAAGTATCTTCAGACTGGTATATTTTGATTTATTGTCGAAATGGTGAATCTTAAACAGGTCGAGTTGCGGCACGATCTGGTCGCGGTCGTAAATGATATGACCAAACCGATCTTCGTGAGGTTTATTGATTATGTACTGTACGGTCTGGTTGATGGAGTAAGCAGTCGCCTGGTCAGGTCGCATCAGGATCGAGTGGAGTACAGGATAGTCAAATCCAAGGTTATTGAATCCGACCATCCTGCTGTTCCAGGTGCGGAGCGTCTGCATAAACGCGCAGAGAGCCTGTACGTCGTTGCGCCGGTCGCTTATCTCAAATAGCCAGCGGTGGTCGGCACCCGCCTGTTTGATGGCGAGCGTGAAGATGTTACAGTAAGACTCGATGTCGTATATGTAGTCGGCAGGTGTTGTCATAGGTCACTAAAGACAACACGCACTTGTTGACGCATTTCGGCAAGTGCCAAATCAGCAACCTCGCGCATTTGTGGATGTGCTGCCAATGATATTGCCGACGAACGCAGTCTAAAAAAGTGCCGCCACTCGCGGAAATTTCCCGTCATCACAATTTCAGTTTTGAGGCTGTTCGGCAACACACTGCGTGCCTGTTCTGGTTTCCAGCCGTGTTCGCGGAGAGTCTTGTAACGACAACGAGCGTCCCACATAGCATTAAACCATTCGTAATCTTCGTTGTTACTGGATGGGCATTCCCCAGGGACATATATGCCAGCAGGTATTGTTACCCAGGGCGGAATTATAAAAGCAACATGCCCACTTTCATAGTCGCAATACCTCGTGCTCTCCTGACTAAAACTGGCTATTCGGTGGCGCACAATCTCATGTGACACGCCACGATCACAAATGAATCGAACGGTTGCGTTACAGTGTTCCAATACCGAATCGTGACCGCGTTTTAGAATCATCTGCACAAAATCAATGGCAGAACCAGATGTTATTTTATCTTCTGACTTGTAACAGGTGCGACCAGCAGTCTCTATAAGTCGCAGAGCATCGGGAGTAACGAACTCCAATTTGATAGACGGTTTAATCAGTTGCATCTGTAACCTCCTTGTTTAGTATTTTCTGGCCGTTGTACCACCCACAGGACGACCGATCAACGCACACCATCCGCTCTTCAATCAGACCGTCCAGCAGAATCATGTAATTACGGATGTCGCCGGTCTTCTCAGCCCACTGTTCCAGCGTAATATTACCGTCTGGCAGAGTAGCTACAAAGTCATATAGAGCAGTGATGTGTTTAGTCACGAAGGCAAGCAGGGCAGCTTCCGGTTCACAATTGAGCATTCCGGCGGCACGTTTGAAGTTACTCAGACGGTCGCCGCCGTGACTGTATTCAGTCGCCTTACTTGCAAGCACGGTGCGGCTGTCAGCTAATTTGCGTTCCAACAGCTCATTAAATGTGTCGGCGTTCACTCCCCACCTCCCACCAGACGACTAGCCCGTAAGCGTGCAGCAGCACCACGTTTACGACAGTCCCGTAGCCGTTCCTCAAACCATCGATCCACGTAGCTGGTGTGCGCCTGTCCGTGCGCGTCGTATCGTTTTGCTTCTTCGAGTGTCATGCTGTTACCTCCAGGTAATTAGCGGCAGGTGTGACAACCTGCCGCTGTGTAATTAAATCATCATGCCGTGCTGTCTGAGTGTCGCGTCAGTCCAGCCAATAGCCACAAGCTGTTCGTAGCTCGCACCATTTGCAGCAGCGGTCATCTGGTGAGCAGGTGGTATTGGGGGTGCCAAGAAGTCAGGTGCAGGCGTAATCGGCGGCATCGGAGGTGCAGGAGCAGTGGGCTGCTGGTACACCGGCGGCGTGAATACCGGTGGCTGCGGTGCTGAATACCCGACAGGTGGCTGCTGGTACACTGGGGGCTGACCGACAGGCGGCGTGAATACCGGTGGTTGAGGTGCGGCTACCGGAGCAGCGCCGAACGCCGATGCAACCTCACTGGCAGGCATTGACGCGCCAATATTCAGAGCAGGTGCTGCGGCGTCAACGATCCTGATACCGTCCAGACCGAGTGAAATACCCTTCTGCACGTTATCGAAGTCAAACGCGTGAATAATTACCTGGACCACGGCTCCAGGGTAAAGCATCCTCGCATACGCCATCGGGTTAAGCGGCTGACCGTTTGCATCATAGACTTTCTGCGTAATGTCCTGCTGACTGGTTTTCGGGTTAATGGTTATCATACCGTTAAGCGCACCATCGGCAATCTGCGGGTTAGCGTTTGCAAGGGGCCAGGAACCGCCATGAGGCATGACACCTTTCCACTTGGACGCCTGAAGTGCTGATTTAGCTATTGCGTCAATTTCGGCAAGACAAGGGTCGTTCGCTCGAAGTGCCAGTTTCAAGCTGTACTGAGGCTTAGCCAGCGGCTGACCGTTCTTCATGGTTTCCGGTTTGGTAATGCCGTCCCATACGACAATAGCATTACCGGTTATTACATGGTCTGTTCCGTGCATCATAATTGTGTTCCTCCTGACCGGGTTGACCGGTTAATGCGGCTTGCAGGTGCACAGGCTGGTGCAACAGATGATTTGGCTGAATTAGGTAGTACATATTTGAGCTGTTCAGCTAAATCATGATGTAGCACGCTTGGTGGCGAATCAATTGCCGCCTGTTCCAACTGACCTATTAACCATGCCGCTTCATTTTCTGACATCTCCAAAATCACAGTGGTGGTGCTTGTTGCTCTCATACGCTCACCCCAAATACTCTGTTAGCCAGCGAGTTACCGACAGCCAGCAATTTCATGCCTGTTTGCGGTCGCTCACTGTACGCCTTGACCAATACTTCGTCCAATCCTGCTTTAATCGCCTTTGCAGGTGTGACCGCCTGTGGTTCGGCGGCAAGTTCCAGACCCATCATCTTGCCGAGAGCGATTATTTCAGCTACCGGTTTAGTCCACTTAGCGTGGCCGGTTCCGTAATCGATTGTGTAACCAGGCACCGAGCCACCCGCTTTAATCATGCCGATCATACGCGACTCGTGAGCCGACAATCGGGATTTAATCAGCACACTGATACGCTCCAGCACCTTGTATTCCATTGCCATTGCTTCGACTGTCAACTCTTCCGGTTGCGCCTGACCAATATAATCGATTGCAGCGTAACACGACAGAGCAAGTGTCGGACAGGCGTGACGTGCAGCACAGTACCGGCAATGAGCACCGGACGCCGTGCAAGGTGTTGCTGAGACTGCCTGGTGAGCAGCAAGCGACAGACGATTGATGTAACCACGCAGGTCGGCCCCGTTTATTCGCCATTCCCTGACAGCACCATCACGGTGGAACGGTCGCGGCTGGACAATGTGCAGACAGACAGTCGTTTGCCGGTCCTGATCGCCGGTAAGACCGGTCATTATTCCGGCAGCATAGCAAATCAACTGCCAGTTTTCATACGGCTCGACTATTCCGTAACCGTATTTATAATCCCAAACATGTAGCTCTTTACCGCCTGCTGACCAGTAGAACAGGTCGGGTGTTCCCCAACATTCAGGATGAACCGGCATGCAGGTCACAGGTTGCTCGACCGTCAACACCTGCTGTACGCCTGCTGCCTGTTTGACGGCTTCGACATAAACATACGCACCGTCAACCATTTCCATGTCAATCACAATGCCGTTCGGCGCTTTGACACCCACCCAGGCACCGACAGCCTTGCCGCGACCGCTCAGAGTCTCGCTGCCGATCCAATGGCTTGCTGTTCCCTCTTCAGCCGCGTCAGAACAACCGGTTTCAGGAAATCTGGCAGCAAGCGGAACACTACCGGGACACTTGACCCACCGTGACGCGGCTGATGGACTGAGCCGAGCGTGTGCTGGTGCGGGCGCTGGAGGTGATATCGGTCTGTCCGTCACAGGTGCTGGTGAAGTCATTAATAACCCCCCAAATCAATAACAATAAACCGAGGACTGCTGTTCATTGTACGGAGCTCACTCGTGCATATAATATGTGGCGTGATCATTTCTTTTGGTTCTTTACCCTTACGATGACACATCACAGTCTCACTACAGGTCAGCCCGTAAAGAACGTCTAAATTCTTGCAATCCTCAATAATAACAGTGCTCGGTTTACTCGCAAAAATAAATTTATCTTTTTTAACATCCTGTTCGCTGACAAATATATATGGTCCGCCGATAAACTTAGCCAGCTGTGTAGCGAGTATGGTTTTACCAGTCCCCTTCCCCCCGGTAATGATAATACTTTTTGATCGGTGAACGTCTAATTGTGTCGTTATGTTACCCATTATGACTTGCATAAAGCCTCCAACTCAGTACGAATGGTCGGTATCAGGTCGTGACGAGCGTTGAGCATTGGAAGTTGAGTAATGCCGTATTTCTGGCAAGTGCTTACGATGGCTGTGTACTCCAGTCTGCCAGATTGCTGATTGCTGGTGCAGAATTGTACGAACTCAGGAAACGGATCGGCAGCAGGTGGAGCAGGTGGTGCGGGTGGCTGGACGAGAGCAAGCACTGGTGGCGGTGGGGTGACGAGTGCGGCGTCCTCAACGACTGATGGAGGTGCAGGCCAACTACTGTCATTGTCGAGATTCGGCAAACCGGTGGGCGGTGCTGGCGGTGTGATTATCTGGTTGACTACATGTTGCGGAATCGTACCGGCGTTAAATTGTTCTGTCGGCACCATTACACCGCCGTTAGATCCGACCGGAGCCGCCTGACCCATAGCGGTTCGTAACTCGTCTTTAACCTTAGCAACCAATCCTTCCTGCACACCGCGTATCAGCTTCCAGGTGTTATCTGACTGACGGAGGGTCTTGGTGCTTGCGTGAATACGTCGATCCCACGGCAGGCCTTCTGCATCCAGTTTGACACCGCTGACGATGGGACCAGGGACATTACGAGTTGGTTCGGGTGGTACAAACGGTTGTGGTGTTACGGGTGGCGCAGGTGGTACTGGTGTGGGTGGCGCAGGTGGTACTGGTGTGGGTGGCGCAGGTGGTACTGGTGTGGGTGGCGTCACGTCAAAAGGCACACCGTCGTATTCTGGTATTCCGTTGCCGGTAAGCAGAGATTCGGTTGTTGGATGCTGCGCGACCACTGTGGTTGCCATGAATGCCGAACTAACGTCAACGGGCGATGCTGTGTGCTCAACGTCATCAAAAATCATAACGTCTGCTGTTTTGCCAGCAATTGTGCTACATTTTTCCACGTCGGCAGGTGTAATTACAAATTGACCATCAAACGTCGGGATAATTAGCCCGATGTCAGCCAAGTCTGCGAAAAATTTAGCAGCAGCAGTGATGTGCCGCTTGTCATCAGGTATTGTCAGTGTGATGCTCATCGGTTACTTACCCCCTTTAGTAGCAGCCAGTACGACTCCTCGCACTTCGGTTGCCAGCGTTTTGATATCCTGCATCAGACCCCTGAGTCTGACACCGGCAGATTTGTTGCCGCCTTCAAACTTCTCTGCCTCTACTGTTGCCGTTGCTAATTTGTCGCTGATTTTTCTCAGTCCTTCTTTCATTTGTAACCTCCTAGCCGGGTTGACTGGCGCGTTTTTTAGCAGGTGGGACTCGAACCCACAACCCTTTCAGTACGACGTGCGTACCAATCCCGCCTGATGGCGGTGCTCTATCCATTGAGCTACTGCTATTTCAGATATTTTTTGATTATTTCAGCTTGTGCCGACTCTGCTGCCGACTCTGCTACCGACTGTGCTGCCGACCATGCTGCCGACCATGCTGCCGACTCTGCTACCGACTGTGCTGCCGACTGTGCTGCCGACTCTGCTACCGACCGTGCTGCCGACCGTGCTGCCGACTCTGCTGCCGACCGTGCTGCCGACCGTGCTGTCGACCATGCTGCCGACCGTGCTGCCGACCATGCTGCCGACCATGCTGCCGACCGTGCTGCCGACCATGCTGCCGACTCTGCTGCCGACTGTGCTGCCGACTGTGCTGCCGACATTTCTTCTTGAGTTGCTGTACCATCAGCAAAACGCCGAGCAGTCTCAATGGCTACACGTGGTCTGTTGTCATCTGGAGTGTATTCCTCATACTCAACGAGTGATGCTTCAGCACAATCGCAGGCAATAAAACGAGCGATTCGTTCAACGTCAGGATTATCAACAGCACGTAACGACCACATCATGTCGTCAACACCGTTTGACTCCAGTATTGTCAGTAGATTGATTGGCGTGTCTTTGCCATACTTGGTGATACCACCGAGATGTTGTGCAAGTTTTTTGTAACCTGATTCGTAGGCTGATGTTGCTTTCAATTTTGCAAATGTTGTTGTCAGTTCCGTTCTCCGCATGATTATCCTCCCCGGTAATTTATTGCCTCTAGCGATTCCGTATGACCATAAAATCATATCACGACCCTGCTGTCAATATTTATTTTGCATACCGAAGAAAATAATTGACACGACTATCAATTGAGATTAAGTTACATTTCACCAACCGAGGGGGTCGGCTTATCATATGCAATTAAGACGCTACCAGTCAGAAGATAATATACGGATAGACGAGGCGTATGCTGCCGGTCATCGTAATGTACTCTATGTACTAGACTGCGGCGGTGGAAAATCAGCAGTGATCGCAAACCGCGTACATAAGCATGTCGGCGCGTCATGCGTTATCGCTCACCGCCAGGAACTTGTTGGTCAGATGTCTCTCACACTTGGTCGTTACGGTGTCAAGCACCGTATAATCGGCCCCAAGAATGTCATTCGTAATATCATCCAGTCACACATAATTGAGTTTGGGCGAGACTTCTACGATCCAGCAGCTCCTTGTGCCATAGCAGGTGTGGACACACTGATCAGGCGCGGCACTGAACTTGACAGGTGGTTGAAACAGGTGACAATGTGGGTAGTTGATGAGAGCAAACACCTTACTGTCAAAAATAAGTGGGGTAAAGCCGTAGCAATGTTTCCAAACGCTGTCGGTTTCGGTGTCGATGCAACACCGGAGCGGGCAGACGGTCAGGGACTCGGACGACACGCTGATGGTGTGTTTGACGTGATGGTACAGGGTGCAAATCTACGTCAACTGATCAACGGTCTACCTGACTACAGTGGTGTGATAACACCATACCTGACTGACTATCGGGTGTTCTGCCCGCCGTCAGACCTTGATTTATCCACGGTGGCTGTCGGTGCTGACGGAGATTACATTGCAGGTCAATTATCCCTGAAGACTCGCGCCAGTAATATAATGGGACACGTTGTCGAACATTATTTGCGAATCGCTCCCGGCGAGTTGGGAATCACCTTTGCACCGGATGTCGAAACAGCCGTAGAGTTTAACAGGCTGTTCAATGCTGCGGCTGTGCGGTCTGAAGTCGTTACCGCTAAAACATCCGACTACCACCGTACCGAAATATTACGCAGATTCAGACGCAGAGAGGTTTTACAGCTTGTAAACGTGGGGTTATTTGGGGAAGGTACAGACATACCCATGTGTGAAGTTATCAGCATGGCGAGAGCAACACAGTCCTATGCTTTATACCACCAGATGTTTTGCCGACCGTTGCGGCTGTTTGACGGTAAGCAGAAAGCTAAAATAATAGATCATGTCGGGAACGTCCTAAGACACGGATTACCTGACCGACCGCACATCTGGACGCTTGACCGGCGTGAGAAGCGGTCAGCAGAAGGTCCTTCAGACGCGATACCCATGCGAGTGTGCTGTAACCCTGCTTGCTTGGCACCGTATGAGCGAGTATTATCGCGGTGTCCATTTTGCGGTGAGGCACCTGTACCGGCGTCACGCTCAACCATAGAACAGGTCGATGGTGATTTATGTGAGCTTGATCCGTCAGTGCTTGCAGCAATGCGCGGTGAGCTGGCTAAAATAGACCGCGACCCGACCGACGTAAAACACGGCATGGAGCGGTCAGGCGCGTCGGCAGTAGTCTGTGCGAGTGTAGCCGCACGACACCGTGAGCGACAAGAAGCACAGGCGGCACTCAGGGAGCAGATCGCAATTTGGGCAGGATGGCAAAGGTGGCAAGGACGACCAGACGCGGAGTCGTACAGACGGTTCTATTTCATGTTTAAGACAGACGTATTGACCGCCCAAACACTCGGTCGGCAGGAAGCTGACTTACTGGCAAGTCAGATCATCGGAGTACTGGAAAAAGGAGGTGTGAGAGTATGAGTACAGGCGACGGTATTTTATTGTGTGGTATTTTATGGTTTATCATTCAATCCGAATATTTTATCGTTTATCTAATAGATAGACGGAAAAAACATCCCACTGACGATGTTGCAAAACTCAAACAGTCAATTATTGACGGCAGTATATGGGAAGAACACCCATGATCCACGCATGGGCAATCCGTTGGTCCATCCCACCAGCCGCACTGACCGACCTGCTTACCTGTCTCGGAGCCGCCATGACGCCAGACAGTAGCACGGCAGCACCCAGCAGTGAGGCTGCGGTGCAGAACGCTGTGAGGATAGAGCACGCCAAACGGACTTACGGACGGCTTTTCCGCAACAACTCAGGCGTAGCAACCGCAGAAAACGGGAGGCCAGTGCGCTACGGACTTTGCAACGACACGCCAGCAATCAATAATAAAGTCAAGTCACCTGACCTGGTAGGAGTTACACCCGTCACCTGTCCTTGCGGTCGTCTGTATGGTGTTTTCACGGGGTATGAGTGTAAGCCCACTGGTTGGCATTACACAGCCACCGACCGAGAGCGGGCGCAACTAGCCTTTATAACTTTCATCAATCAGATGGGTGGACGTGCAGCGTTCATCACATCACCGGAGGAACTGTGAACGTACTGATCGGCTGTGAGTCGTCAGGTCGCACGCGTGAATCGTTCCGCCGCCGTGGTCATAATGCTTGGTCGTGTGACCTGTTGCCTGCCGAAGATAATAGTCCATACCACTTACAGTGTGACGTGCGACTGCTACTGACACCATTTTACGGATGGGACTTGGGTATTTTTCACCCTGATTGTACTTATCTTACCAACAGTTCAGAATGGGCGTACGGTGATGGGCCTTACCACCAGAAAGTCTTACCGGAAACACTCGTAGGAACTGCCCGTAGAGAAGCAAGAGAGAGAGCAATTGAGTTTGTACAATGTCTATGGAACGCACCGATTGAACACATAGCAATTGAAAACCCAGTTGGTGTACTATCATCAGTTTTCATGCCACCGACACAATATATTCAGCCGAATGAGTATGGAGATGACGCCAGCAAGAAAACCTGCCTGTGGATAAAGAACTTACCACCATTACAGCCGACATGTCTGGTCGCCCCTCGCATCACGGCTGATGGCAAAAAGCGGTGGGGCAACCAGACCGACAGCGGGCAGAACAAACTTACACCCAGACCCAACAGATGGAAAGAACGCAGTCGAACATATAATGGATGGTCGGAAGCATTTGCCGACCAATGGAGCCTGACATGACCACCCCCACCCTCTATCGTCACCGTCAACACCCCGCCGACCGTAAGGCTGCTATCCTGGCTGCTGCTGTTATACTTGCCGAGACACACGGCTACACCGCCATAAGCTTGGTGCGTGTGGCAATAGCTTCCGGTGTCAGTCAGGCGCTCGTGAGTCATTACTATCAGACGGCAAGTGACCTCAGAACAGCCGTGATGCATGAAGCGGTGAGGCGTCGTGTTCTCAGCGTGGTGGGTGAAGGTCTGGCACACCGGCATCCTGTGGCTATGACAGCACCACAGGCACTCAAACAGGAAGCGGCACTCACGCTGGCTGGCGGTGAGGTATGAGCGGGTTATACCCTGGCAACCAATATGTTGTTTACATTACCCGTCCATCAGCCGCCAGACCCGGTAAAACTGATAAAATAACCGTTCATCCACTGACCGGCAAGGCACACGACGCCCACGACCCGTCTATCTGGCTGTCATATACCGACGCACAGGTGTCAGTCGCTACCGGTGTCGGTCATGGTGTCGGCATAGTCCTGACCGAACGCGACCCGCTGTTTGCTATAGACCTCGACCGCTGCAAGCTGGAAGACGGTAGCTGGTCGCCACTTGCCACGCAGCTCTGTCAATATTTCGCCGGTGCTTATCAGGAGGTCAGTTACAGCGGCGAGGGTCTGCATATCATCGGCAGTGTCAGTCAACTACCGGAACACCGCACCCGTGACGTACATGATGCGGGAATTGAGACGTACACAAAATTGCGTTTTATAGCCCTGACCGGCACCGGGGCAACCGGCTCCATGACTCACCTATGCGACCAGCAGTTCCAGTGGCTCATCCAGTCATACTTCCCACCCGGTGCGTCAGTCACTCCGTCAGAGTGGTCCACCGGTCCTGATCCAGCATGGCGTGGTCCCACCGACGACCAAGAACTGATCGACAGAATGCTTGCCAGCCGCAGCAATCCGTTCAGCAACTCCATTCCACTATCAGACCTGTGGGCGGGTATCTGTGACGCTGACGGTCAATCCGAAGCAGACGCCGCTCTGGTATCACACCTCAGCTTCTGGACCGGCAGAGACTGTGACCGCATCGACCGTCTGTTCCGTATGAGCGGTCTCATGCGCGACAAATGGGACCGCTCAGCGGGTCAGGGTAAGACTTACGGTCAGCTCACCATATCCAAATTCGGACGCTCCAGCACGGCTGTCTACGGCGACACGCCGAATGCCGATCCACCGCGCACCGTCCCAGGACCTGACGAACCGACAGGTCAGTACCGGGGCGGTGGTCAGATACTCACCATACAGGGTCAGCAGGAGTATTTCAAAGGGTGTGTCTACGTGCGCTCCTGTCATAAGGTTTTCATGCCTGACGGTGATTTAGTCGAGCAGGGACAGTTCGACAACTGGCTGGGTGGCTACGAGTTCATGATCGAAGAGGGTAACAGCAAGGGCACTAAATCTGCTTGGGAGGCGTTCGCCCGGTCGCGGAGCTTCACGTTCCCAAAGGCGCATGATTGTTGCTTCAGGCCTGAATGTCCTCCTGGCGCGTTGATCTACGAAGAAGGCAGGATGCTGGTCAACACCTACATGCCGCTCATCACCGAGATAAAAGTGGGCGACCCGACGAGATTTCTGAACCATTTACACCTGATGCTGCCTGACCCGACAGACTACGAAATAATGCTGTCATACATGGCGGCAATCGTGCAGCATCCTGGCATTAAATTCCAATGGTGTCCGTTGCTGATCGGCATGGAGGGTAACGGCAAGTCGATGATAATTCGAGCACTCTCACACGCTATCGGCTCACGGTACACTCACCTCCCCAACGCGCAAGACCTCAGTAATAAATTCAATTCGTGGTTACAAGGCAAACTGCTGATCGGTATCGAAGAAGTCTACACGTCTGACCGTGCTGACCTGATCGAGACATTGAAGCCGATGATTACCAACGACCGCATAGAGATTCAGGGCAAAGGGCAGAACCAGCAGACCGGCGACAATAGGGCGAACTTCATCCTGTGCAGCAACCACAAGGACGCTATACGCAAGACCGGCACCGACAGGCGTTATGCTATATTCTACACCGGCCAGCAGGAAGCGGGCGACCTGGACCGCGACGGTATGCGAACGGCAGGTTATTTTCCTAAGTTGTACGAGTGGCTGCGTGCTGAAGGATTCGCCATAATGAATAACTACCTACGGACTTACACCATACCTAACGCGCTGAACCCAGCGACGTACTGTCACGATGCCCCGCGCACCTCCAGTACCGCTGAAGCAATGGTTGCCAGCCTGGGCGTGGTTGAGCAGGAAATCATGGAGCAGGTCGAGCAGGGAGCGACAGGATTCGCGGGCGGATGGATTAGCAGCATGGCGCTTGATAAATTACTGGCAGGCGGCAAGCGTGCCGTCAGTCGCAATAAACGTCGGGAGATACTGGAAGGTCTAGGGTACGTTCAGCATCCGGCACTACCAGGCGGCAGGGTGCATAACGCATTGCCGGAAGGTGGCAAGCCGGTATTATACGTGCGGTCAGACAGCTTGCTCAGACAGCTCACCAGACCTATAGATGTAGTCGGCAGATATCTGGACGCACAGGCCGGTGCGAGTGTCGCCGGTCAGGTGTGGGGCGGTGGGGTGGCACGGTGAGCACGCGGTCAACGGGATTTACACATGATAGTGCTGCAAATAAGTCGGTCGATTGGTACACCCCCCCGTCGATATTTGAAGAGATGGGTGTAATCTTTGACCTCGATCCCTGTCAACCTGTGGGCGGAATACCTTGGATACCTGTCTGGAAATATTACACAGAGCAGGACGATGGGTTATTACAGCAGTGGAGTGGTAGAGTGTGGTTAAACCCTCCTTACGGTAAATTTACTACCCATTGGTTAGCTAAAATGCACCAACACCGTAACGGTATATCATTGCTTTTCGCTCGAACTGATTGCAAGTGGTATCACGACTATGTGGCAAAAGCCGATGCAATTTTGTTTTTGTCAGGTAGGATCAAATTTGTTGACGGGTTAGGGGTTACAGACGGCAGTGGTGCAGGTTGCGGGTCAATGCTGATTGCTTGGGGAGTAGACAACGTGTCAGTATTAGAACGAATGAAAGAAAAAGGACATCTGGTGATAAAACCTGTTGACAAATAATCATATTACTGTATGCTGTGTATCAGGAGGGTTAATTATATGTGTCAGACAGAAGACCAGAGAACGACCGGTGGTGTAATAGTTTGGATAGTGGTCACGTTGTGGGTTGTAGTGTTAACTGCACTGTGGTGGTGGTTGGTATGAGAGTCGAAGCCCGCAGTACACTGGTCATGCTTCTGATCGGTTTCGCGGCAGTACGTGCAGTTGAAACCAATCGTCGGGGAGGTGGCAGGTGAATAATCCACGAGGCGGTGTTCGACCAGGAGCAGGTCGTCACGTCGGTAGCACCAAACCTGACACCAGATACCGGCGGCTGATGCAGCGGTATAATGACGATGAGATTGCCAGGATCACACTTGCTGCTGAACGCGACGGGCGCACCGTCAGCGACTACATCAGGGAGGTGGTTCTGTATGCCGCAAGATAACCTGGAACAACAGATAGAAGATGCACAGCGGGCGTGCAATGCTTATTATCATGCACGAAACGGAATAAAACTGGTGGATATGTGGAAGCACTGTTCGCCTGTAGAACAGAACGCTTGGCACGCCGTCGTGTTGGCGGTCAGGGGAGGCAGAACATAACGGCTTGTAAATCACCTGCAAGCGAATCGCAGCCAGAGTGCATTTATCTGGTTAAATTGTGAAAGGGGTAATCATGAACATCTCAGAAAAAGAATTTGCAATGTTGATACAAGAATCCACTGATGGAAAATTTGTTCAGTGTGATTTTGGAGTTGGGTTTGTTCGATTACATGACATGCCGGAAAACAAGTGGGCGTTTGACCGTATTAACGAGGTCAGAAATCCAGTGTCAATTTAACGTCATAAGGCTGTGCTTTTGAGCGCAGCGAAATAAGCACCTGCCGCTGGTTATCTTGCGGGGTTGCCACGAAGGAGGGAAACTCAATGGCGAAAATCAGTTGTTGCGACTGCAATATTGACCACTCTGAAGAATGTCCAGACACAAAAACAGACACTCCTGTTTTGGCTGAATTGCTCCCCTGTCCCTGGTGCGGATTAGTACCGACGTTGAGAAAACATTTTGGCGTCCATAGTGTCAACTGCGAGACATTTGGAGTCTGTCCGGTACAGCCTAAATTGCAAGGGACTTTTGCAATAGCGAACAATGCAATCGCTGCATGGAATCAGAGAGCACTATAACGGGCTTCGGCTGACACGCAAGCGAAGCGCGTCGTCGCCCTGCCAATTGTTATAATTCGGTGGTGCAACAGAACAAAGGACAAGGAGGTATTATGTATAAATCGTGTGGTTCATCTTTCGGTGGCAACTTAAAAAATTATCCCAACTGGGCGCATTTACTTCGCTCTGCAATGTTTCCTGCATACAAACGTAAGGTGGTTATTAAAGCAACGACATGGGTAAACGAAGATGAAAACGCTACCCATTACTATGTTTCATTCACCGCTGAAGACATTCCTCTACTCATTCAAGAGGAGGATGGATTCAGAGAGGTTGTGCTATGGGATCACCCAAAAGAGCATAAGGGTTTCCGCTTGAACTGGGATGATACGATCCCATACGAGGAGATCGCAGAGACAGCAGATTACGACGCTCTGAAGTTGGGGTTTACTGATCCTAAGTTTGCTCTGGAGTTTGCCCAGCGAATTGTGAGGGAGAGATTTCCAGAGGACACCCATGAAATAATTTGGGATGTGGAAGCGTTAGACACTTCGGTGTAACAATTACGGCAAGAATTATAACGACCATGTGCTTGACCCGCCGTGCCTTATCGGGCGGCGTCCGAGCACTGGTTATAGCGATTTCAGGGGGACAATGATGATTCAGAAAATTGAAGATTTGAAGGTGGTTGAAATCGGCACATTAGGCAATATCTGTACTCCAATGATACGAGTTCATGCCTATCAGGGTGTAGATAGCGGCAAATTCTACGGCATAATCGTTGATCATTGTCGGTCAGGTGACGATCAGAAATCCCGCAAAATCATGTTCAGCGACTTGGACACGTTGGAAAAACTTGCCGATTCATTCAGCGATAAATGCGAGCCATCGCGTTCGCTATAACGGCTTGAGATGAACCGCCGCGAAGCGGTCGGCTTCGAGCGTTTTGTTATATTTTCAAGGAGACGAAATTGCAATTACCACCTGTTTTAGACGCATGTTGCAGCTGCAAAATGATGTGGATGGATAAAAAGGACGCAAGAGCCATGTTCGTAGATTGCAGAACTGAGGATATTATCGTGGAGCCGGGAAGGGCATACAAAAACGGCGCTATTCTAACTGTGAAGCCGGACATTGAGGCTGATTTTACGGCGCTACCCTTTGACGATGATTCGTTTTTCCACGTTGTTTTTGATCCGCCACACCACACCGGAAAGCGATTGGGCGGCACTGGTACCGGTATTCTGGAAAAGAAATATGGAAAACTTGGTGACGGATGGCAAGCAATGATTTCAGGCGGTTTCGCTGAATGCTTCAGAGTGCTGAAACCGATGGGGACGCTCATTTTTAAATGGTGTGATGCTGAAATACCTCTGCGGGACATTCTGGCGCTTACACCACATCAGCCGCTATACGGCCACCGTAGCGGTAAAAAAGCCCAAACTCATTGGGTGGCGTTTCTGAAAATATAACGATCAAGCCCACCAGCGGGCGGAAAGGATAAGGAAATGAGTACAACATGGGATGAAGGTATAGAAGATTCGATCAGAGCCAGTGACCGCCCGACTGTGTGCGGCGACTGGTTAAGCGATGTTGGTGCTGAAATACATTCCAACAAGCTCCTGCATGGCTGGAAAGTAACCACGTCTGAGGATTGGGAGGATAAGCACGAAATCCCTGCTGTTCTGATGCTGATAGTTTCCGAGGTAGCCGAAGCACTGGAAGCGTTCCGCAAGGGAGATCGTGTCAATTTTGATGAAGAACTTGCAGACGTGGGCATTCGGTTGATCGGTCTTTCTCATGGCATGGGGATCGACCTCAAAGCTGCAATTCTGGCGAAAGTCGAGAAGAACCGGCACAGGGAATTTAAGCGCGGCGGCAAACGAGTATAGTCGCATAACCAGCTATTAACCTAATTATGTAAGGAAGCGCGGATAGTAAAATGATACTAACTCGTGAACAACGCAGGGTGAAAAATTCAGAACGTGGCAGGCGTGGTGCAGAAGCGCGTTGGCAACAATATCACGACGAAAACCCACGAACATATCCACCTGAACTCCCGAATGACTGCATTAGAATCACAGTTGACAATCTGATTTCCGGTCAAACTCATGTATTGCTCTTCCATCCAGGAAGCAGGCGTGGCCGATTTAAAATCGACGTAGACGGACAATTTTGGCAGGAATGCGGATTCAGCACAGCAATGGAGAAAATCAGGAAATCATGTAAACGTACTCCGTTATATGTCTATGATTAGGAGGTGATGCCTATGCTCTGATGTAAAACATTTGACGGGACTAAGGAGTGCTGCCCGATAGACAGCACTCCGACTCGCCAATTGTCCAGCAGTATTTTATAAAAATCCGACCAAAGCCCCTCACCAATTGTCCTGACACATTTTATAAAAATCCGACCAAACGATTTAATCTGTTTGCCGCCCGTATATGCACCCAGGGCGCTGTGAACAGCCTATTCTAATTAAAATTCTCTCATTAAGACTGATCGCCCCCAGGAGCAGGAGCCCCCAGGCCCGCCCCCAGGAGCAGGAGCCAAAAGCCAGGAGCCAGGAGCCAGGAGCCAGGAGCCAGGAGCCAGGAGCCAGGAGCCAGGAGCCCCCAGGCTGGAGCCGATCCACCCGCTAAAATAATTTAGATTATTTTGTTGACATATAATCAAATTACTGTATGCTGGTAATCATAGACGGGAATAAATACAAACAGGAGGGCAGCAAATGGCAAAGACAAATCACCAGTCGATTAGAGTAACAAGTCATAATGTCGCGGAAGTTGTTGAAGTAAGACTTACTGACAATAGTATTGTTTATAACGTAAGGTTTCTTGATATGAATGATTATTTTTCTGATATCCCTGCAAAAAATAAACTAAGCGCCGAAATAATTGCAGACGCAATCAATAATCACGCTGCATAACCACACGCCACACACCACCAGGAGGCACACACCATGCGTTACACTGACACCCAATACCAGGCCCGCATATTAAACCGACTCGCAGACAGAGCGTATAACCGGGGAGGACTCCAGGCAATGAAAGCAACCCTTGACGCCGCCATGAATCATATCTGGACAGCACTGGAGACAGGCAGACACCCGCAGACCATCAGACACGCACACGCCATGAGGAGGACAGTATGAATGCAATATACCTGATAACTAAACCGCTGAATTTTGGCAAACCAGTTGACCCTCGGCACATTATAGCCTGCAAAACGACGCTTCCCGACGCCCAGGAAGAACACCGGATTATATGTATAGCAGAAGGCGACACACACGCTGCACATATCAGGGGACCATATAACGACGAAACAGAGCTGGAAGCATTCGTTATGATCCATGCAGGAATGCAACTATTGACAACCGAGGAAGTGACAAACCGCCTGCACCAACTCGGTTATAAAATTAGCCCGCAAAACAGCTTTAATTATTTTAACAGTGGCAACGAGCGGCACTATAAAGCCCGATCATGTTATATCGTGGAAGAGGATACCGGTTTATCTTTCGCAAATATTGAGGCCCGCAGAGATAACCATTTTAAAGAGCTGCAAACTTTTCGCCGGTATTCATTCGGATGGGAGGACGGTAGAATATGGGAACTGTGAACATAATACTACAGGCAGCACTCGCAGCCGTTATATTTTACGTTATCGCCGTTATTATCTTACTATAAGGAGCCAACATACCATGACACGCCGTACACACTGGGCAGCCGAGCAGATAGAACGCACCGGGGAGCGTTACCCAAAGACCAGGGCAGAACTGTTATTTTATTTATGGTACGCCTGCAATATGTCGGGTTTTAACATTTACAAGGAAGGTGCAGAATATACGGCCCGCATCGGTCCAACTTTATACGCAACATATCTGCGAACAATAGACAGCTTGACTTTTAACCAGTGGCGCGACCGCTTAACAGCTAAATATTTTCCATTCTAACAGACAAGGAGCCTACACAATGAAAGCTATCCGAACCAAAGCCAACCAGTTTAACGCACAGCAGCCCGCTAACAGCAAAGAAGTAATTAATACATTGACAGCCTTGACAGTGATAAAAGGGGAGATAAAAGAACTTGCCGTTACCCGGTTTTACATGTCCCGATCCAGTAACGCCAGCGTGGTGTATTGTTGCCTGTGGCTACACGGTAATAATGGTGCATCAGGTAAAGGCAATGCAGGAGGCTGGGGATATCACAAAGAATCAGCAGCATTACAGGAAGCCATTACATCAGCAGGTATCGAATTATTCGGCACACCATACAAATCAGGCAAGCAGCGAACAGAAAGCCACTGGAACGGAACGACAGGAAAAACGGAAGTAACACCTATTGATTATAAACGAAAAGCGCGTATAGGCGGATGCGGTAGCCGAGCAATGGAAGACGCACTGACTGATATTTGCCGAGACATATTAGGCCATAAAAAAGTTAAAATAATACAATCGTAACAGCACCAGGAGGCCACATACCATGAGACAGCAACCACTAACATTAAAAGCGCAGCCAGGCGCAACACCAATCAGCGACGCCGACGCACTCTCATTATTCGGCTCCGAAGCAATAGCAGCAGGAGAACGCCGAGGCGAGATTGTAACCACCGGCCCGTGGTCAATTATCAGAAGCTATAAAGCACTTGCCACCACAGCCACATGGAAGCCAGGCGCAGCAGGTTATGACTATGTAAACACGTACACGCTGCACGGTGATCGAACCATAACAGCGCCTAGACAATCAGGTTATTGTCTGGAAGGCTGGGTATCCATAGCAGGCAAGCGCCGGAGCTGCTTCACCAGTTCGATTCTATTCGAGTTACCGGACAAGCGACTGATTGACGTTGCTGTGATCCATGTCCGAACGGAGCAACCGCCATGCCAGAGTTAATTATAGTACTGATCATTGCCGCCATTATATGGCATAGAGGATAGACCACAACAGCCCAGGAGGCAACACCATGCAAGTGCAAACATATCACGGACATTTTCAGAGGATCAATAACACCCCTGAAGGCGATATATTAACCCCTGAAGAGTATACCGAGTATCCAGGCAACGAAGAGGCGGCAGAAGCCTACGGAGTAGAACCGGAAGACGTTGAAACCGTTTTCGGATGGTTCAGTAGATTGTCAGAACCAGGCTATCTTGATTGCACAGATTGGAGCGGACCTTATGACACCGAGGAAGAAGCCGCCCGCGAATGCAGAGAGATGTATGATATACCACCGAGCACGGAAGACCCAGAAGCAACTGATGATATTTCCGACTGGTTAAAGGACTCGGGAGAGACACACAACCACGAGGCAGTAACAGTATTTTACGAGCACGGGCAGCACTTTGCCACCTGTAACGCTTGTGGTGCATCGTGGTCAATTAACGACAGCGAACCAGGTCCGTATTGTTTAGACGAGATTGACAGCGGGGATGAATCTTGCTTGCACGGTGACACACCATGAAATTACCCGACACCTACATACCACCGCAGCCCATAAGCTGGCAAGGCGGCAGTCCGCCGCCTGCATATCGACACAGCCCACCGGCACGCCGCCAGCTCATCAGTCATTTATTCATGCAGCAGGTTAAAACGTTCGCCGCTTATTGGTCGGAGTTACCAGACCTGAGCACCGCCAGGATTCTCTGGAACCGGGCAAAGCACGACGCCCACGCAACTATACGCTACACGACAGGAGGGCACAGGGGATGAATGAAATAATAGTTGGAAACATAGGAACGGTTTACAGAGGCAATCTGCTTAAAGAGGCAATGCAGACATACGGAGAGTATAAAAAACAGTCTATTGCTAATTATGGCAGAGCAGCAGGAGAATCAGTCACATGGTTTAAAAACGGGGAGATTTATAGAGAACACATCGGCACCCAGGACCAGGAGCACGACGCCTGGTAACCACACGCTACACGACAGGAGGGCACAGGGGATGTTACACGTAGAAAGAGAAATAGTGGTTAATAATGATCCATTTTACGATAATGTTTCACGATTCGACGATTATACAGAGGCTAAATTATTCTTTGATTCTATAACGCCAGCAGATGGGGAAAGATGGTTGCTGGAATACAGTTCAGAATATGACGCGAGAATATTAGAAAGCAAAGGAACTATTTTAGTATACACCGACGCCTGACAGCCACACCGACCCACACGCCCCACCCCATAAACCCACCACACACAATGCCGGGCGACACCACAGCCGCCCGGCATCCTGCCTTATAGCCCGCCAACCCTACCACACCGAGGACAGCCACCAGGAAAACCAGCATCCCGGCAATTGTAACACGTAAACACCGGAGGGTGATAAGGATATTACACTTTTAAGGATATATACTTTTATGGTTAATGTCAATAATAGTATGCAGCCAGCAGCCAGCAGCCCTACACTGTTAAAAATACCCGTTATTACCTCAAAAATACCCCAATTACCATTTTTCTAACTTATTGTATTTATTCACTTACCCCGATACCCTTTATTACCCTTTACTTGAATTATAAAGAGAGAGAGAGAGTATTATACATATAGCTACTACTATTACATACAATATTCAGTTATAGAGGGGGTATTGGACACCGTTCAGGGTATTGGGGTAATTGGGTAAATCAATTATTACAGGTGTTTACAATACCCCTGACTTTTCAGGTAATTGGGTAAATCAATTATTACAGGTGTTTACATTTGTACACCTTCCGGGTATCCCACAGCGCCCTTGACACCGACACCCGACAGCGGTATATACTGTGATCATATCGCCAGGAGGCAACTAAAATGGATGATAACTCGTTTGACCCTGATGGATTGTTTGCTAGTGGCGGAAATTCGCCACCTAGTGGCGGAAATTCGCCACGTATGTATAAGAAAACAGAACGAGCCTGCCAACTCATTGTAAATCATGGAGTTGATCCGAAAGAAGCCCTAAAATTAGCTACTGGGAACCCGTCACCAGGACGGACAGCAGTGATGGAGATACGACAGAAGGCGGCCCGGTACAGTCTCCAGCGGCCTTCCATGGTCAAATTAGCCCATAAAGTTGTTAAGGATACATTATCCGGCAAGGCAGACAAGATAACTACGCAAAAATTGCATAGGGATGGTAAAGTAATTGAAATCGTTGAGACAATTGCACCGACCCACACTAATAAGCTTCAGGCGGCTGCAATGGTATTTGATCGAGCGGAGCCAGTTGTCAGACAGAACGTCAACCTGAACGGTGATCTGAAAGATTTTATGCCGGTTAGGCTGGATGATTACGAGTGACAGCTCCAGGCGGCAGGCGGGAGGACAGGCAGGCGGCAGGCGGCAGGCGGCAGGCGGCAGGCGGCAGGCGGCCAGGCGGCAGGCGGCAGGCGGCCAGGAGAATAAACAGACCCCCCTGCGTCATCAATTATCAATGAGGTATCCCCAAAGGATTGTCTATCAGTAGGGGGTGGGGGTCTAACTATATAGTATTGTTAAGGTTTGTCGGTTAATGTCTGTCTAATGAGTAGACTCTAATGATAATATTCTAATGAGCCAGGGGACCGGCGTACGGCCCATTTTTTTATCGCCGCCGCAGCGCCCGCCGCCCCACCCTCCCGCTGCGACACATTTTTTACAAACAGGCTACATTATCACTTGACATGCTTTGAATGATAAACTAGACTCTGAGACAGATAAATCACAGGGGGTCTACCATGAGCGTCAAATCAGTAGGATACGCAAGAGTTAGCAGTAACGACCAATCACTAGACATTCAATTGCAACAGCTACAGTTCGCAGGGTGTGATCAAGTGTACCAAGAAAAAGCATCAGGCGCAGACGACTCACGAACTGAGTTGGCACGAGCACTGGCGTACTGTCAAAAAGGCGATACGCTCACCGTCTGTAAACTGGATCGTATCGCCCGCAGTACTAAACACCTACTACAAATCGTGGACATACTGGAAAAGAAAGGTGTGGCCTTCCGCATCCTCAACATCAATCTGGATACCGCCACCCCGACCGGCAAACTGATGCTCACCATCCTGGGGGCAGTCGCTACATTCGAGCGAGAGATTATGCTGGAGCGACAAGGTGAGGGTATCAAGCGAGCACAAGCAGCTGGCGTGTATAAAGGCAAAGCACCAGTAATCAGGGACGCAGCGACCCCACAGGTACTGGCACTGCGGCGGCAGGGTATCCCTCACAAGGATATAGCTGATGACCTGGGCATTGGTGTGGCGACAGTCTATCGGATATGTAAGCGAGCGGCAGCCGTCACCAATAAAACCCCTTGACACACCATCAGGCAGTAAGGTATGCACACGGTGGAGGCACACAGATGGGCGAGTTAATGCATTTTCCAACAGCAATTGAACGTGGGCCTCATCTGGCAGGCGAGGCGTTTTGTACTCAGTGTGAGCACGAGTTTGTAGCAGTTGCACCCGTAGGAACCATCCACCTGACTTGCCCCGAATGCGGCACTGATAAAGCACTACTTCGGTATCCGTGTGAACCGACTGTCGCCTGGGCGTGTGGATGCGGGTGCCATATTTTTATGCTGTCGCCTGGAGGTGTGATTTGCTATAATTGCGGCGACTACCAGTACGGTTGGGAGGCAGAGTGACACCCGACAAGGCGTACCAGCGCCGCCGCGATTATCTGGAAGAGATAGACCCGTGGGTTAAAATGAAGGCAAAGATAATGGCCTGTCAGCCCGTCAGGTGGACAGTCACCCCTGGCAGCACACTACCCGAACGAGAAATCCTCTGGCTACCCGGCAGCAAGGAACTATGTGACCAAATAGACGAGTGCATTCAGCAAATAGCAGAGAGGTATCGGACGTGACACGACTCAGACAGCAGAAGAACAGCCAAGAAGCCTACAACGTCACTATTTGTTGCAAGGTCAGCAGCGACCAGGCCACACTAGCACGCCGCCACGCCGCAGCAGCAGGGAAGGACCTGGGAGTGTGGCTACGAGATGTGGTGGCACAGGCGCTGGCAGGCACCACACCAGAGCGACCCGCGTGATCACCTTCGTCCCGCATCCACAGATTGCCGTCAGGAAGTCGCTCTTCGACCCGGCGATCCACCTCACTTGGTATCGGTACGATTACGAGAAGATATTTGCCGACATAGCACGCCAACCGGCAGCGACTAAAGAGTCGTTTGCCAAGTCGATATTGCGCAAGTTAGTACTCAACGACCTGTTCTTCATCCTGCTGTTCATCCAGGGAATCGAGAAAGCCAATCACCCCTTCGTCGTCGGCCAGTGTCATATGGTTCAGGACGGCCCGCAATCTGACACGCTGGACGTGTGGGCCAGGTTTCATTGGAAAAGTGCGATCATCACAGTTGCCGAAACTCTGCAATATCACCTGAAATATCCTGAGGAATGCACCGGTATACTGGCTTACGCCAGACCTGCCGCCAAGAAATTCTTACGGTCAATCAAGAATCTGTGTGAGCAATCCGTCACCCTGAAAAAAGGTTTTCCTGACGTTCTATGGGAGAACCCCACTGTCGAGTCGCCAAAATGGAGTGAGGACGACGGGCTAGTCTTCAAACGCAAGTCAGCATCACGCGGCGAGAGCACCATAGAGGCCTACGGGCTAACTGAAGGACAACCGACAGGCAGACACTTTGAACGTCTTGTCGTGGACGACGCCGAGACTGAAGATATTGCCAAGAGTCCGAAGATGCTCACTGATGTTTTTAGCAAGTTTGAGATGGCTATTTTCAATCTTGGCACCGGCAGCGATAAAGACAAACGGCGGGTCATTGGCACGTATTACAACCATGTCGGACCAATCAAACGTATTGGCGACATGAAGTTTGACGACACCAAAGATGAGCAAGGTAATGTAATACCAGGCAAGCCGATGTGGAAATTAAGGGTCATTCCTGCCACTCATGACGGCACAATAACCGGCACGCCTGTTCTGCTTGACCCCGAAACGTGGCAACGTATTAAAGTGACTCGCCACGTAAATAGCCAGCAGCTCTGCAATCCCACGCCGGAGGGCGATGTGATACTTGATTATGTTATGTTCCAACCAATCGAACCGGAGTTCTTACCGAAAGGTCGTTTTAAGTTTTTCGTAGTTGACCAGGCAGGCGGTGACGACACAAACATCAGTAAAGGTCAGGGTGACATGTGGTCAATAGGAGTAGTCAGCATCCTGCCTGCCACCAACAATTTGGAACTTGACGAGGACGACTTGGGTATCAGCGACGTGTATCTGGAAGACCTGATAGCCGACCAGATGACCCATAGTGAGGCGATTGAGACAATTATCCGAATGTACATGCGAAACGGTATGATAATGCAGTTCGGCGTTGAGAAGGTCGGTCTGAGCACCACCGAGATTCACGTTGCCGAGGCACTGAAGAAGAAAGGCAGAAAACTATCAGTGGAGAACGGTAATCTGGTGTTATTGCGTCCCGCTAACAGGTCATTGGAGCAACGCGTCAAGTCAGCCCTACAGTGGCCCTTAAATAACAGCAAACTGTGGTACAGCACCGCGATAAGCCCGGTTTACCGCGATAAGATGATTGAAGAAATGAAGAATTTTCCGGTCTATCACACGGATATTCTGAATATGTTGGCGTATGCTTACGATCTGTTTGCAGCTTTTAAGTTTGAGCGACATCGACCACGAGTTGTTCAGTCAGTGAGTCAAATCATGGCGGCAGGACCAATACGAAACGAATGGGGGAGGTAACGGATGGAGCTGACGCGAGGGGATTTACGATTTGTGGTTGCCAGACTTCCAAAAGACTTGGTTGGTCTGATTAAAAAACATCGACTGATTGTTGCGGGAGGGTTTATTCGGGAAACCATTGCTTGCGGTAAGGTTTCTGATATTGATGTTTTTGGTACTGCTGAAAACATACTAGATCTAGCCGCACTGGAGTTGTCACAAGAACGTAAAGGGCGATTGTTTAAAACTAAAAACGCTACCACAGTTTTGTCACCCCCACGCCTGCCTGTGCAGTTTGTCAAACGATGGTTATTCGCTGACCCAGTAACATGTATCGAGTCATTTGATTTTACAGTCTGTCAAGCTGCAATCTGGTTTGATGGCGGTAAATGGTTTTCAGTGGTCAGTGAGGGGTTTTATTTTGATTTGGCAGCACGTCGATTAGTCTATACTTACCCACAGCGAGATGAAGACGCAGGTGGGTCAATGATTAGGATGAAAAAGTTTATTCAACGAGGATACAGCATACAGGCAGAGAGTATGGCAGGAGTCATAAGTCGTCTGGTGAGTCGTTTGAAAGATGTCAGCCTGACAGACGAGAAAGCGGTGAGTAAAATACTTGTCGGTCTGCTTCGAGAAGTTGACCCACTGACAGTCGTTGACGGTGTTGACCTGATAGACGAACATGAAACACTACAGGAGGTGTGAGTGATGCACGAGGCTGCTATTGTATTGAGTATAGTCGTGTTTTTTATCGGTCTTTTTACCGGAATATTAATCGGAAAGTGGGGGAGGTGAGTGTGGGTTACAGGGAGAACCAGCGGAAGCGGCAGGAAGACGCAGACCGACTTGACGCGTATCAGTATGCAGCGGAATCGTTCATGCGACGTAAACGTCAGCAGTCACCTGACCGACTGCACGCCACTAAAACAGCAATCTGCCAGATTTTTTACAACCGAATGGACATAACTGATATGGATCAGATGACACCAAACGGACCTTACATGGAGGTGTGAGTGATGCTGATACAACTACCAAACGGAAAATGGATTAACCCGCAAGCAGTCCAAGGAGCAGTCGCTGAAGAGCACGTCGTCAGCGTCATAATGTCAACCTGGAATCAGCAAGGCAACCACATCGAGGTGCTGTATTCCGATCAGCCTGAGCAACTGCTTGTCGAGCTGGTCACGGAGATTAACGAGTCATGCTAACTGATGAAGAGATTATTCAATTGGCATCGGAACACGGGTTTTCACTATATTTACACGGCTCTTTGCAACCGGTTGACAACGGTGATGGCACGATCAGTCTGAAGAAATCAAAAGACTTGACTGCTTTTGCTCGTAAGTTAATCACGTTTGCAAGAGCAATCGAGGACTGTCATGCTAACTGACTATTCGCAGCTCAACTGGAAGCCTGTACGCGACTTCTGTTTCGTCAGGGAGTTGCCCGTCGTGCTGCCCGGTGTCATCTTACCCGGTGCCGACCTGAACCGCTGCACGCCTGTCCTGCATGGTATCGTTGAGGCAATCGGCCCACGAGTGACTGATATGCAGGTCGGTGATCGAGTCGTCTATGAAGCCGGTGCTGGTGAGTTCAGGATACCAGGTGACGATGACGTACGGATCATGCACGAAGAAGACGTGGCGTGTGTGGTAGACCAGCCACCCGCAATGAGACTGTCGCATGGGGTGTGGTCTGAATATCCGCATGATGGTGCTGCGAGTGGCACCAGTGTGGAGGTGTTTCATGGGCAGTAAGCGTACACGTAACCAGCCAGTCGCAACGTATACCACTGAAGACGTGCGAGAAGTCATCACGCTGTTTGCCACCCACATCACCGAACGGTACGACTTGTCTTCCAAAGCACTCCGTTTAAAAATGGACATCGCGCCGGAAGCACTGGTGGCTATCTGGCAGAACGAGATGGAGCAGGAAGTCGGGGAGTGAACATACGCCGACCGGAAATAATGCTTGAAGGTATCCAGATTAAAAGCTTGGAGAAGTTTCAGCGGTTGGCTGCTGCCGTACAGGTAATTGAGGAAGAATGTGGTATTCACGAGGTTACTGTCACTCTTAAAAACATATTTTTCTGTCCATGGATTGATGTTGAGCAGTGTCGTAACACGCCCATGGAACGACTGCTGATTGGTCTGATCGGCAGATTGCATACGGATGGGAGGAAGAAGTGATGGGTCAGAATCGCACAAACGATACGGAAACTGTACGCATGAATCTGAAAGAATTACGACATAAAATCGGCTTCAGTATGACCGATATCGCACTGTGTCTTGGTATCCCGAAGTCTACCTATCAACGATACGAGGACGGTTCTGCCGAACCGCCGCCAGCCGTTCAGCGGGCAGCGCAGGAGTTGTTGCAGATCAACGAAACGTTCATAGCCGAACTACCGGCAAGAGTTGACGCACGCCTGGCAAAGGAAAATCCGCTCGGTGTGCCTAATTTAGCGGAGTGGGACACCGCATAAAATTATCTTGACAACTGTTTACATTAGCGTAAGGATATTTGGCAAAACGTGTAGCCCAATGGGGGTGGCACGACAAGACTGGTACTCAAACAGGAGCAGACCAGCATCATGGCTAAAAATACTGCCGACGAAAAACTCCAGAAGTTTCTTGATAAAGCCAAGAAGCAGCTGAAGAAGTGTATCGACTCCGACGATCATAACCGTAAAATCGCCGTTAACTGTCTGAAGATGCTCAACGGCGATAACATGTGGGATGACGAGGAAGTCAAGCGTCGCAAGTTGGAAGGTCGCCCCTGCCTGAACGTCCCGCTGTTCCCTGTCTTCGTCAATCAGGTTGTCGGCGAAATGCTGCACAACCGCGCACGAGCTAAAGTCAAGCCCGGCGACTACAAATCCTCTCAGCACATAGCCAAGATTCGTTCCGGCATCATATCCAATACCGAATACCGCTCCAACGGCGAAGACATCTACATGACTGCCGGTAAGAGCCAGGTGGCATGTGGTTATGGCGCGTGGCGTATCAACACCCGCTACACCGAAGAAAACCCGTTTATCCAAGAGATGTACCTTGAAGCGATCCCCAATCCATTCAACGTCTACCTGGACCCGACACGCAAGGACGAGGCCGGTGCCGACGCCAAGTTCGGTTTCATCCTGACCAAGTACTCCCGCGATCAATTTGAGGACGAGTGGCCTGATGCCGATTGGCCGTCCGAGATAATTAAAACCGGTCTTGGCATGAAGGACGAACTGTATTTCGATAAGGATTTCATAACGCTGGCCGAATACTTCGTCGTCAAATCCGAAAAGATAATGATGTGCCAGATGGAAGACGGCACAGTAATTACCCGCGAGGAAGCAGACGAGTTGATGGCTGAGAGTCAGGCAAAGTCGAGTGGTGTAACACCCGTGGCCCCCTCCCCTACGGCGTTACCCGCTCCTTTGCCTGTATTACCTGGTGCAGCACCGCAGCATCGGCGGCTGCTGCCCCCCACCATAGTCAAAGAGAAAGCGACATACGTTAAAAAAGTTAAATACTACACACTGACTGCCACGGCGATTCTTGGACCGGCAAAGTCGAAGAACATGACCGACAAGGAGCATACTCAGAAGCTGCTGGATGGTGAGGATTTCCCCGGCGAGTATGTACCCATCGTTCAGATCCTCGGTGTCACGCAGAATATCGAGGGCAAGCAGTACGTCAAGGGTCTTATCAAAGACGCCCGCGACCAGCAGAAAATGGTGAACTACAGTGAAACGGCACTTGCCGAGGCAATTGCCATGTCGCCCAAGGCACCATACATGCTGACACCGCGGCAAGTCGAAGGATTTGAGGAAGACTATAAGAACGCCAACGTCAAGAACAATCCGTTCCTGCTTTATAACATGGACGTGGAGTCAGGCGTTCCGGCACCACCGCCAATACGCACTCGACCCGGCGACCCACCTATTGCATTGTTCAACCAGGCAGCAAGAGCCGTGGATAACTTGAGGCGGGTTATTGGTATTTTCGGCGGCGATATCGGCGAGGGTGGTCCTGAACGAACCGGTGCAGCCGTGTATGCCAAGCAGAAGCCGTCAGATGTCGGTAGCTACGTATACGCTTACAAACTGAATCGCGGTATCGAGCACAGCGCCAAGATTATGAACTCCATGATTCCGACCCTGTATGACACGGAGCGGGACGTTCGTATTCGTAACATCGACGACACCGAGACTGTCGTGCCGATTAACACCACCGTCAGAGCGGCAATCGAGAAGTTGCAACGCTTCCCGACCACTTATCGCGGTATGAATCCGGCGAAACTCGTTGAGATGTATCAGCGCGGCGACGATATGGCAAAGCTGAATGACATTGCCGAGGGCAAGTATGAAGTTGTGGTCACAGTCGGCCCGTCTTACGCGACCGCTCGCCAGGAAGCATCTCAGCAGATGATGTCGCTGATTAACAGCGTACCGTCCATTGGTAAACTTGGTGGCGATCTGATTATCGAAGGTATCATGGACAATCAGCAGGGTGAAAAACTTGCTGCCAGGATACGTAAGACCATGCCTCCAGGTCTGGTTGCATTACACGAGGGCGAGAAGCCGTATCAACCACCGCCACCGCCACAGGTCATGTTGATGCACCAGAAGTCGCGCACGGAAGAGGTGCGCCAGCAAAAAGGTCTGATTGAGCAGAAAGTCGCACTCGTCAAACTGGCAAAAGAAATGGCCGAGTCTAAGGACGAACAAATCAAAGAGGTGCGGTCAGCCGTATTGGGTATCCTCAGTGAGCTTCACGCGGCACCGGGTGCTCATCCAGCGGACCAGCAATTAATGGGAGGACAAAATGGCAATGAAGGACAAGGGTAAGGGGCGTAAGCACGGTGGTAACTCACCGGTGCCAGAACCAACTGTACAACAGTACCGCGAAAAAAGGTGTGTCCGTATTACTGAGGCTGATAATGGACTGACGGTGAGTACTTACGGTCCAAAAGGTGAAAAGATAATGATTGCAAAGTCAGAAAATGAGGCAATGCGTCATGCTAAAACTTTGTTGAAGAGTAAATAACAAGCCGGTGCCGGGTTATCGGGCAAGTAGCACAATAAAGTGATGCCGACTTACGGGCAGAGGGAGTGAATCATGCGTAGAAAATTCGTACATCTGGTCTTTGACAATCCTGAGTTGAATGGTGGAGGCAACACGCCGGACCCGGTTACACCCGATCCAGTAACACCGGACCCGGTTACACCCGATCCAGTAACACCGGACCCACCCGACAGCAACGAACCCGCTGCCGGCACACCTGAAGCTGGGTTACGTGCTGCCGCTAAAGCGGAACGCGTCAAGCGTCAAGCTGCTGAAGCTGCCGCACAGACAGCCCGCGAGGAAGCGGCTTACTACCGTGGAATTGCCGAGCGACCCACTGTGGCTACACCAGCAGCACCTACACCGGTCGCCAAACCCGCCGGTCCACCAGAGCCACCCGTACAGCCGTTACCTAATCAGTTTGAAGAATACTCTGATTTCGAGGCTGCTGACGCGGCGTTCAGACAAGCTGACCGTAAGTATATCGTCGATTTGGCGAGATACGAGGCGCGTCAGGAGTTTGGCACTCAGGCACAGCAACACCAACGTCAACAGACCGATGCACAGATTACAGCCAGTTTTCAAAAACGGCTGAATGAAGAAGCGGCACTTGATCCCGATATCAAAACCATTGCAGATACTTTTCATCTGCCGGGACCAAATCACCTGCCGCTGACCGACCCGATGCAGGAAGCTATACGCGAATCGGATGTCGGTCCAAAGCTACTCAGATATTTTGCAAATAACAAACCCGAAGTATTGCGACTGGCTTCACTCAGCCCGGTCACACAACTGAGGGAAATTGGGCGAATTGAAGCCAGTATCATAAATAAACCACAACCAGTCGTGAAGCATGTGTCAGCCGCTCCCGACCCGATCAAGCCACTCAATAGCGGCGGTAACGTCGATGCAGATGACGACAAAATACCGATGGCCGAGTATCTTGCCAGGGAAAAGGCGCGGCAAGCGGAGCGACGAAAAAGGAGCTAAACAATGAGTACCTTCTTAACAGACATCAAGGTAACGCGCAAGGCATTAGCAATATTACACTCGAAACCGGCTTTCATCGGCACTGTGTCCAGGCAGTATGATGACCAGTTTGCCAACTCCGGTGCTAGAATCGGTCAGTCTTTGCGTATCCGCCTGCCCAACCAGTATGTCGCCCGTCGCGGCCTTGTCGCCTCACCCCAGGCAACCAACGAGCAGTCTGAAACACTGGTTGTCAGTACTGTAGTCGGTGCTGATCTTGACATTAACAGTATCGACCTGACCATGAACATCGATGATTTCGGCGAGCGGTTCCTCGACCCCTGTATGGCGATCATTTCCGCCAGTATCGAGTCTGAAGTGCTCAGTCGCCTGTATTCTGACGTGTATCAGTTCGTTGGCACAGCGGGCGTCACCCCGGCAACAATCCTGCCGTTCCTGAATGCTAAAACTCTGCTTAACCAGAGTCTCGCACCCAAGGGCAACAGCCGTTTCGTTCAGCTTGATAGCGTTACGTCAGCAGGTTTGGTCAACGGCTTGCAGAACAACTTTAACCCCTCGAAAAACATCTCCAGTCAGTATCTGGACGGTGAAATGGGGCATCTGTCAGGCTTCGACTTCTTCGAGAACGAGCTGGTCCCGACCCATACCAACGGCACAATGCTCGGTTCCGCCAATGTTGTCGTCAATGGCCTGAATCAGACAGGCTCCATTCTGAATACTTCCGGCTGGACTCCTGGTGCGACCATCACCGTCGGCACCGTGTTTACCGCTGCTGGTTGCAACAAAGTTCACCCCGAAGCCAAGACCAATTACGGTGCGCTCCAGCAGTTCGCTGTTGCTGTCGGCTCCAGTGCTTACTACACACCGGCAGTGTTCACCAACGGCGTGCTGGTAACACAGGGTTTCTATACCGCAGACGCCAACGGCCTGATCCCCATCGTGGTTAATCCTCAGATCATCACGAGCGGTGCTTATCAGAATGTTAGCGCATCACCGACCAACGGTGGAGCACTTACCTTCCTGACCGGCGCAGCAAGCACCACCTATGGTCAGAACATCGCTTACCACAAGGACGCTTTCACCTTCGTCACTGCCGACCTCGACCTTCCCAAAGGTATGGATATAGCTTACCGTGAAGCAGTTGACGGCATCAGCCTGTCCTTCATCCGTGGTTTCGACATAATCAACCGCCTGTATATCAGTCGTTTCGACGTTCTGATGGGCTACCTGACTACGCGGGCGCAATTAGCTGTCAGGATCACAAGATAACCGTCAACCAACATCAACCACCCGTCGGCGGTTAAGTCGGCGGGTAAGGAGAAAAATCATGAAGAGAACTTACACAGGTGACGCAATTGACGGTATCACTCTCGGTAAAGATGCAACCGATCCCGTTTCGCTTTACGGCAATGGTCCAGTACCGCAACGCGCCAGTGGTATGCAGGGTCCGGTAGTTCCGACCGTCGGCGCACAGATCGTCACCTATCAGGAAACACTTACCGTAGCGTCAATCGCTGCCAATACCGCTGCTGAACAGGCACTGACTGTCGGCACTACCGCTGGTAACGGCCCACTCACAACCGACTTCATTGCTGCGATCAACAAACCGACAGCCAATGCCGGTGCAGGTTTCCACGGTGGGCGAATCAGTGCCGCCAACACACTTCAGTTCGTGCTGTCGAACGCAACAGCCGCCGCCGTGACACCTACAGCAGGGCAGATTTACAACGTAACCCTGCTTCGCGGTATGCCGGTTCACAGCCAGATCCTGACACCCGCCGCTGTACCTGGCTCCGGTGTTGCCGGTATCGGCACAGTCGCCGAGCAGGAGTTTGCCCTGACACCCGTAAGCGCAACCGGCACTGTTACCGTCAATAACGCCGGTCAGGTTACTGGTGTCACGCTGACTGCTGCTGGATCGAACTACACCGTGCCGCCGACCATCGTGTTTACGGATACTACGATCGCCGGTGCCGCAATTGCTGCCGGGTCAAACACTCAGTATGCACCGAGTTTGTCTGGAGTCAACGGTGTCAACCCACAGCTTACCGGCAATCCTAGTATTAACCCTGGTCCCGGTAAAGGTGCGACGGCTCTGCCGATTATGTCTTCCACCGGCACTGTTATCGGTGTACAGGTTACTAACCCCGGCTCCGGTTACACTTCCGGCAGCACGACTGTTGCCTTCCTGGGTGGTAACAACATTTCGGTTGGTATGGCTATTGCCGTCAACAAACCGACTACCGATGCTGGCCTTGCAGTAACCAACGCCCGTGTGGTGTCTAATAACCGCATAGCAATCACCTATGCCAACGCAACCAGTGTGGCAATTACACCCACTTCTGAGGCGTACAGAATCGCCGGTCTGATGACCTTGCCTCCTTGCAACCACGTAGCCAGCTACGGCGTTGTCGGTACTGGTCTGGTTTCCGTGGCGTCCATTACGTCAGCCGAGCAAGCACTGACCGTCAATGGTCTGCTGGCTACTGACATTGTTATCGGCGTCAGCAAGCCGACTGTATCGGCAGGACTTATGGCAGGTACTGGTCGGGTCAGCGCGGCCAATACTCTTCAGGTTCCGTTCATCAACGCGTCAGCAGCAGCGGTTACGCCATCGGCGACCGAAATTTATGGTGTCACAGTGCTGACTCAGACTCCGTTAATACCGTTCACGGTGCTCACCCCGACACTGACTCCCGTGAGTGTGGCTGCCAATACCACAGCCGAACAGACGTTCACTGTCACCCCGCTGCCGTTCATCAACTCCAGCCCGTCAACGGTATTCGTCAACAAGCCATCGGCGACTGCTGGTTTGGCTGTTGCCGGATGCAGGGTTTCTGCTGCCAACACTCTGGCAATTACATACATCAACCTGACAGCTTCCGCAATCACTCCGGTAGCCGAGCAGTACACTGTCGGCGTGTTCAATGCTGTTGGTCCTGGCGGTGGTGCTCCTGGCTCGTGGGTAGCCCTCTGTGCCCGCACAGGCGACGGTCAGACCCTTAACCTGAACAACGAGTTCCAGCAGGGTCTGTGTAATGCAGGCATCGGTGCTCTGAAAGGCGCTGCGTAATAGCACGCGGCAGGTGTAACAGCCTGCCGCTTTTTTATTGACAGACGGTTCGTTGTACGGTATACCGTTACACATCTTCCCCCTGGTAACATAGTAGGGAACGTCCGGCAGATAGGGAGAATGACGGAACACCGATTCGGGGTGAATCAAGCAGGTGAACGCTGTACCAAACTGGCAACCGATGAACCCAGCGTGACAGTCTGGAGAGACAGACATATATCAAACACCTGGGGAGGGTGAGGACACATGAGCGAACAACCACTAAATGAGCAGTACACCGGTCTGAAAATCTTTGTTGCGGTGCCGTGCATTGACAAAAAGATTTTCTGTAATTGTCATCAAGCATTAATGAACGCCTTACAGGTTATGCTCGCCTGTAATATCCCGTTCAGTTTCTGCTACGAAGTCGGCCTGCCTTACATCAGTATGGCGCGTAACAATCTGGTGAGAAAATTCATGGCGTCTGACTGTAGTCACATGGTTTTTATCGACTCGGATATTGGTTTTGCGCCCGGTATCTTTCACGACCTGATTATCAGCAAGGAGGATGTGATAGGTGGTGCGTACCCGAAAAAACAAGATTCTGAAGAGTATGCTGTTCGTCTGAAGAAGGGTGATGACGGCGGTGTAATCTTTAATAACGGTGTCCTGCTGGCCGAGGGGTTAGCTACAGGATTCATGAAAATCAGCCGTGAAGCAATCATCACATTACAGGAAGCGTACCCCGAACTGCTTTATAATGACGGGATCAGCAACCAGCCGACATACAATTTTTTCGGTGAGTTCATGATCGACGGTCGCATGTTTTATGATGACTACGGGTTCTGCCACCTATGGGAAAAGACGGGCGGTCAACTCTGGTGCCTGCCGAATATTACGTTCACTCATTCAGGCAGTAAAGACTATAAAGGTAACTTCCACACGTTTCTGACTCGACCACGACCGGAAGCAATAATGAAAGCGTTACAGATTGACGGTTTCATGTCTGAGGAAGAACTGGCTTGGCTGTACGAGACAGCTCAGCGTATGAACAGCATCGCGGAGGTAGGAAGCTGGAAGGGTAGAAGCACCACGGCACTGCTAGAAGGATGCAATGGCTACGTGACAGCAGTGGATAACTGGTTAGGTCACGACCCGTCAAGTAATGGTATTCTCGAAGATATCGCCGCAACCGAAGATGTGTACGACACCTTCCGTCGGAATACTGCTGCTTATGATAATCTGATGGTCGTCAGAGGTCAGTCTGCTGAAATTGGTAACGGCATCACCGGCGAGCAATTCGACATGGTGTTTATCGACGCCGAGCATACCTACGAAGGCTGTAAAGCCGACCTGGAAGCATGGGCACCCAAAGCCCGTAAAATTGTTGCTGTTCATGACTACACGGCTTCTTGGCCCGGTGTCATGCAGGCGTTTAACGAAATGTACGAGGTCGCTAGAATTAAAACCTGCGGAACAATAGCCTACGTGGAGGTCTGAGATGACGTCTACCGTTATTGGAGTAATCATGCTCACAGTCGTTACAATAATTTTAATCATAAACGAGGTCTAAAATGAAATCACTGGTAATCGGTCTGCTGTTGGTGCTT